AGAACCACGCGATGCAGCGGACGAGCCGCTGATCGCTGGCGTTCTCACGCTTACGGCTCATCACGCCAATCGCACAGGTCGCACAGCGGCAGTCGGACGCCGTACCCATTCTCTGCCGTCAGGTCTTCCGTAACGCCAACGTCCCCAAACCTAGACACCATGACGAGTTTCACTGTGCTGCCCGCAGGAACGGGAATCTCTACTTCCTTGCTGTCTCGCAGGTGAAGCATCGCAACGTCGCGTTTCAGTGTCGCGTATCGGTGCGGCCACGTTTCCGGTTTGTGCGGCATCCAGCCGCGAGACATGGCATGGTCTTCGGCGGCGCGGTCGAAGTGAGAACCAAGCATTGGAGCAGACCCGGCATCGTCCTGTGTCATTTCAACGTCCTTTCTCGGGCTGCTCAATGCTGGCGTTCTCAGCCTAGTCGTTCCAACAATCCCCGAAGTGCCACAGCGTCCGCCGCCGCAGCCTTGTCCCCAAACAGTCTTGCGTCCTGCTCTGCTCCCTCCAGCGACTCCCGAATCGCTGCTCGTTCCGCTGCGGTAAGGGCTGGCGGTGGCATCAGATACAGAGGCAGAATATCGTCCTCGCTCCTGCCGTTGTGCCTCGCGCTCGCTTCTGCCCACTTCCGCTGCGGATGCACCGACACCGCCCGCGTGCGGCTGCTGACGAGTGCCGGATTGCCGACCGACCATGCAACCGGCTGAGAACCAGCGGATGCAGGAGACGGCTCGGCACCGTCCTGCGCCGCAGCGGCGAAATGGTCACGGTCGGTCATATCCCAAGCGCCTTCCTCTCTGCCGGTGTCAATTTCGCCAGCGCCGCTTTCCGAATGGCGGCTTTCGTCTTCTCGGCGGCCTCTCGCTTCTTTCGCTTGGCGTCCGCTATTTTGTGGTCCCTCGCCCAGATTTGCAGTTCCAGCGAGTACGTCGTCAGGTCGCCTTCCAGTTCGATGTTGGCGATGCGGTCGCACAGTTCTTGCGTCAACTCGTCAGCCAGTGCCCTGTCGGCCTTGCAGTAGGCCCGGTCGTCGTACCCAGCCCACGCTGAACTGCTGGAATCTGGCGGGCCGCCTCCGGCCAGTTCGCCTAGCAGGAGGTACATGCGGCTGCACTCAACCTCCAGTTGCGTGGCCTCTAGGTGGTCACTGTTGCACGGCATTGCCGGAAGCCTCCTCCTGTGCGAACTTCATCGCCGCCTCCCCGTCCCAGCAGTCCGCCCGCCCGAGATCGAACCACAGGGGGAAGTGCCGGAGGATTTCCCGTGCCTCCTGGCGAACCTCCCGGCGTATGCCCTTGATGCCGTCCGGGATGTAGGCACTGGACAGCCGGGTCAGGAACGCTTTGGCCCGCAGCACGGCGATGGTCCGCTGGTAGGGCAGCGTCATGGTTTCTCCCTCAAGAACTCAGCGGTCGGCGGTGGGGCGGATAACACCTCAGCCACCACAGCAGCCGCCGTCCCAGCCAGCAAGGCCACCGCCAAGACCCACACCGTTCGCTCCATGCTCCGGATGCTGTCCATCTTGGCGTCCATCCGCATGCGGTACTCGGCCGACTCCGCCGCATGCCGCAACGCGAGGGCCGTCAGTTCCGCCTCAACGCCGGAAGCCGGAGGGGGCATCCTTTCCCACTCCGGCATCGCGGCGACAAGTCGGTCCATCTCCTCGACGCTTGCCATCAGAACGGGATCTCCCCGACAACCGCCTCCTCATCCTGCCCGGAGACGCCCACCGCCTCCTTCGGGAGCCACCGGAGGCTGACGCCCACCTCGTTCGCCATCAGACGCAACGAGAAGCCCTGTGTGCCGTCCTTCTTCTCATACGTCTCCAGACCCATCCGGCCGGAAACGACCACCCCGCGGCCCTTCGAGAGCGTCTGGGAGCATGCCTCCGCCTGCTCGTCAAAGCAGACCACCTCCACCCACGTCGTCGGGCCGTCCTTCTTCTCCGTCGAGGCCACCGAGAAGGTCAGCATCGCCTTCCCGCTCTTGGTGATCCGGAGTTCGTTCACCTTGCCCACGTTGCCAGTCACGGTCGCGTCGATCATCGGTTCCTCTCTCTCATTGGGATGCTGGACAGGTGGACAGCATACCGCTGGACGGGCGTATATCAACCCCCCAACGGGCAGGGGTCGATCTATTTTGGGAAAAAATCCAGGAGGGGAACGTAACTAACACATGATGCGGCTGGGGGGGCTTCGGGCCTTCCATCTATACGACGCCGCAAGCCCTGCCTTTCCAACGGGTTCCGCTTCACGCTGTCGAGGGCCGCCGTGAACCCGGACGGCGAAACCTCTTTTCTGCCTGGTCCGTCCGATGCGGAGTCCGTCTTTCAGTCGGCACGACGACGGCGAGCGACCGTCCAGTGACCGACTGGAGACTCTGCCATGCACCGACTCGTTCGCCATTGCATCCGCCACTTCGACGCCCGCTACGCCATGTTCCTCTCCATCCACAAGGGCGATGCTTGGCGTGCGCTTGAGTCGGCCCTGATTGCCAGTGTGCCGATCCGCTGATTTCGCCGCTGCGGAGTCCGTCTATCGGCTGGCCGACGTTCGGCCTGCCGTCCCGTCCCTCTCACCCGGAGCGTCCCATGTTCTGCGTCGTGTGCATCGCTGCGAATGGCGAGCGTCGGTCCTACGTCTTTTCCAGCGAGCGGAAGGCCCGCTGGCATATCAACGACAACGCGGACGGCGTGCGGCTGTTCGTGCTTTACGACCCTGCCGGTGAGGTCGTGATCGAGTCCCGGTTCCCGGTGCTGATGGTGGCGTAAATCGCCGCTGCGGAGTCTGAATTGTGGCGGCGGCACGTTGCCGTTCGTCACTGGTTCGGTGTGTTTCTTTCCAATCGGAGGTTCCCATGATCGCCCAGTTCTTGAAGTTCCTGTCCACGACCGATGCGAAGGCCCACGCTGCGGCTGTCGCGGAGTTGCAGACGATGGCCGTGCCCGCCCCCGTGAAGAAGCGGAAGGGCAATCCCGAAGCCCTCCGCAAGTGGCGGGAGGAGCAGAAGGCCGCGAAAGCGACCGGCAAGCCCGCGACCCGCAAGGCGAAGGCCAAGCCCGCCGCGAAGCCCGCCCTCAAGGCGATGGAGGATGGTGCCGTGCGATTCGGCGGCCTGGAGTGCCTGCCCTACGACGGCGGCGTGGTGCTTCGCCCGGCCGGGCGTCGTCGTGGCATCGGGTTCCGCAGCCATGCGGAGTTCGTGGCGTTCGTGAACGCCTGCCGCAGTGCCGAAGCCCACGCTGCCGGTGCGTTCGTCAAGGCTCGGCTCGGCGGCTGATCGCCGCTGCGGAGTCCGACTGACGACGGCTCACACGACGCACCCTGTCGGCTCACGCTGGCAGGGTGTTCGCCTGCGCCGTTGCAGGAATGTGCGATGCCTTGAACGGAGGACCGTGCGATGAAGATGAAGTTCGTGAACGTGCAGTCGATGCGTGACCTCAAGCCCGCCGCCTTGTCGCAGTGCGAGAAGCACGGCGGCGGAGCGAATGGCTCGACACGCGAGCGTGCCAACTGGGTGCGGCACTTCCTGGCGGGCGAGCCCGTCGCCGGCCTGGAACTCATGGCGAAGCGGCCGGAGCCACGCCGCGTCTGACCGCTGCGGAGTCCAGATCGTAGCGGGGCTGGCATTGTCCACCCCGCCTCGACCTGCACTCGCAGGCTCTCGCCCATCGCAACTTCGCGGTGGGCGTTTGTGTTTCTAGCCCCTGTTTCAAAGGAGTTTCCCATGAAGTGCTTTCGTGCCAACGACGGACTGCTCTACCTCGTCTCGACCCGTGCCGAGACGCCCGTGCAGGGTCCGTACAAGACCGTCGAGCAGGTGAAGGCCGTCGCCTCCGCCCTCCGCACGAACGAGTGGGCGGACGAGATCGCCCGACTGGAACGCGAGCCGCAGCCAGCCGATGCGGCACTGCCGGTGTTCGTGCGGTAATCCGCCGCTGCGGAGTCCGGTTTTCATCCTGCGAACGGGGCCAGTCGTCACTGTGGCGGCTGGCCCCGTCGCATTTCACGGAGCCCCACGAATGATCGACTACTCGCACGAAAGGTCGCCGTGCTACGTCGTGTTCACCTGGAATCACGCCCGCATCGTTGAGCCTGTGGGCGGATGCACGCGAGGCGAGTGGCGTGACGAAGTGGCACGCAAGGCAGGCGTCTCTCCTGCCAGTGTGCTGCGAATCACACGCTGCGAGTGGCGAAGCGTGGCGTGGGCGATTGTCGAGAAGTGGAACACCAGCCACCCCAGTTTTCGCCGAAGTTTAGCCGCTGCGGAGTCCGGTTCCTGACCGGCGGCACGTTGCCGTCGGCCGTCCCTTGTCCCTGTTTCGGAGGAGATCCCATGCGCACGCATGTCACTGTCACCAACCCCCGCCTCATGCACTTCGTCTCGCTCGCCCGTGTGGCACGCGAGGTGGGTGCGAAGTCGCAGCGTCACCTGCTGGCCGACCTTCGCACGCTCACCCATCGTGAGCGTCGTGAGGTGGCCGACCTCGTGAAGAAGGAGGGCTGAACATGACGCACTTCTTGGTCACACGCGATCGCGCCTACTGGGTGCGAGAGGTGATGCACATAGACGCCGCGACAGAGGAGGAGGCGGAGGATCAGTTCTACGACAACTTCGACCCGGAACTGGTGATCGTGGAGCCGTTCCGTTTCGGCAACGCAACGCACGAAACGCCGCTCGAAATCAATGCGTGCGATCCGCCAGACGGAAAGGAGGACTGATTCGTGGCAGACAACTACGACCGCATGCGGCACGGGCTGCGGATGCTGCGGTCCCACTTCTCCGCCCTGTCGGGCGAGACAGTGGGGCCGCCGCACGCAACGTGGCAGCAGGTCGCGGCCGACTGTGCCGCCACGCTGCGGCATCTCGCCAGCCTGCTGGACGACGCCCGTGAGGGCAAGGCGGGAGCGTTCCCTGTGTTCCCGTCCCTTGAGGAGGACTGAGTGGTGAGCGACGAGGCGAATTGCGGCTGACCTGCCGCTGCGGAGTCCGTGTTTCGGCTGGGCCGTCCCGTTGTGGGGCGGCCCTTTTCTTTTCCCCACTTCAACGGAGGAGTGACATGAGCGACGGCATCGAGATCGAGTACGACGAGTACGGGTTCGACAGCGTGGGCATGCACCGTGAAACCGGCACGGTCCTCGACCCCAACGGGTTCGACAGTGACGGCATCCACTCCGTCACCGAGACGGAGTTCCATCCCACAACTCGCCTCACCCGAGACGGCGAGCGCATCGACAGCGAGGGGTACAGCGTCGCGGGATACAACGAGGACGGGTACGACCGGGAAGGCTACGACTCCGACGGGTACGACCAGTACGGCCAGGACTCCTTCGGCAACTCCCGCTGTGCGAACGGCGAGTGCTACGACGACTCGTGCGAGTGTCGCGCCTCCAATTTCGATGACCAACTGGACGACTACGGCACCCGTGCCCATCGCCGTCACGGCTGGAACCCCGATCCCGACCTGCCCGGTTCGTACATGTACGCCGGGCACGAGATCGAGATGTACTCGGACGACGAGGACTTCGATGACGTGGAGTACACGATCAAGCAGGTTGACGACCTGTACGCCAACCTCAACCCGCTAACCCGCACCCGCAAGTGTGCCATCGCCAAACGCGACGGCTCGCTCGATGAGTACGGCAGCGGCGGGTTTGAGTTGGTGACGGTGCCGCTCACGACCGAGCAGGTGTACGGCATCTTCGGGGCGTTCAAGACGCTGGGCAACGGGCGTTGCTCCGCGTGGGACAAGGGCGAGGACGTTGGGCATCACATCCACCTGAGTCGTGCGGCCATTGGCCCGCTCACTCTGGGCAAGTTGCTGGTGTTCATGAACGCCGAGCCAAACCGGGCGTTCTTGGAGGCCATCGCCTGCCGGCCCGCCGGGTTCAACAAGTTCCGCACCAAGCGGATCACGGACCAGGAGAACAGCGACAGGTACGAAGTGCTGAACATCACCAACGACACGGTGGAGTTCCGCCTGTTCAAGAGCAACCTGTACAGCCGGGCGATCCTCAAGAACCACGAGTTCGCCATCGCTGCCGTGAAGTTCTGCGAGCAGGCGGCACACGGGTTCGGCTTGGTCGATGCCGGCACCGACCCGCTGCACTTCATGAACTTCCGCCGGTTCGTTGCCACCAATCGGCGGACGTACCGCCACCTGCACGAGTTCCTCCTGTCTCACACGGCCCTTCGCGTCGGCTACCGCAACAACTCGGGCCTGCCCGAGAGCGTTGCCAACCCGAAGGAGCGGAGCCCGTTGTTCGCACTGGTTCACACGTCTCGCATCGTCGGTGCCTGATTCCTTCCCTTCATCCATCACCCGCAAGGAGATCCACGCATGTGCCTCGCCATCTACAAGCCCGCCACCACCCGCCCCGATTGGGATGCCTACCGCAACGGGTTCGCAGTCAACGACGATTCGTGGGGGTTCGCCGTCGTCGTCAACGGCACGCTCGTCACCCGCTGCGGCATCGGCAATTTCGAGGAGTTCCGTGAGGCGTTTGAGCCGTACTCGGAGTGCCAGTCCATCATCCACTTCCGATGGGCAACGCACGGCAAGAAGGACACGGGCAACTGCCACCCGTTCCTCGTGTCCGAGTCGCTCGCCATGATCCACAACGGCGTCATCTCAATCGAGTGCGAGGTAGACAAGGATCGCAGCGACACCTGGCACTTCAACGAGTTGGTTCTCAAGCCGCTGTACGCACGGGACGCAGACTTCTACCGCCGCAACGAGGTCGTGTACACGCAGCAACTCGCCCACAAGGGCAGCAAGTTCGTGTTCCTCCGTGCGGACGGCGACTTCTGCATCTGGAACGAGGGCGACGGGGACTGGGAGGACGACGGCCACTGGTACAGCAACGACTCGCACACCGGGTACTACTACCGCTCCGCCATCGGGTACTCGACTCCCGCCAAGACGCAGCCCGCCCCCAAGAAGGAGCGGGAGTGGGTCGAGACTTCCGACGGCAAGTGGAAGTACGTCGAGGAGGACACCTCCGCCTCCGCCACGCTGGCCCGCCAGGCATACGACAGCATGGATGACGACGATGCGGAGCGGGCGGAGGAGTTCTACACCGAGATGCGGATGGAGGAACTCCTGGAGTACGGGTTCACCCGCTCTTGCCTGGATGAAGTGCGTGAGATTCTCGGGCACTACGGCATCGAGGCACTGCACGACGCCCGGTAATTCACCGCTGCGGAGTCCGTTCCTGCGGGGCCAGTGGCACTGGGTCACTGGCCCCGCTTTCTTTCCACACGAGGAGACTATTCGATGTCAGTCGCAACCAATGACAGCACCAGCATCGGCACCTTCAAGTGCGAGTCGGGCGTGCTTCGCGTCACCGACCCGTGCTACGGCAAGGGGACATGGTGCTGCGGCACTGTCGCCAACTGCCGGAAGGGCGAGTGGATTGCACAGATCGAGCGAAAGAACTGCGGCGCATGGGGCAACCGCATCAGCCGCCTCACGGTGACGCACGCACTCAGGGGCATGGGCGTCGCCATCCCGGCGGACTTTCAAGTGGGCGTGGACAGCGGGCAGGCGGGCGTGTTCGACGACGCTCGCTACCCCGACGACCCCGACGAGTCGTCTTTCTACGACAAGTGCTGCCGCCTCACCCTCAACAAGCCGGGCGCCGGCGTCCTGCCGTTCGGGGCCGTGAGTTGCTCCGGGTTCGGGGACGGTGGATATGCAGCCACGATCCGGCGTGACGCTGCCGGCCTGTGCTTCCGCATCAGAATCGAGTTCATCGGAGAGGACGACGCCGACTGACGATGCGTTTTCCCCGCAGTTTTCCCGCTGCGGAGTCCGTTCTACGGCAAGCAAGGAGGCAAGCCATGACTCGTTGGACCCATACGGAAATCGAAATCTTCCTCGCCATGTGCTTCGTCGCCATGAAGGCACTGGCACGGTGGGCGGAACTCGACTGAAAGGAGAGATCGGAATGACGCACTTCTGGAGGGTGTCGGTCACGCTCGACCGCGACAAGACACAGGACACGATGACGTTCGTGTTCGCGGACTCACGACGCGGCCAGTCTGTCATGCGTGCGTATGAGTCGCTGTTCCCCGACTACGCGAGCATCTCCGTCGATCCGTGCGATTGGTGGGGGCGTGTGTGGCGGGCGACCTGCTCGCTGTGCCCGACGTGTGGACAGCCAGACGGCGGCAAGCCCTGCACTCACGAGCGACTGCCCGACGACAGCCACAAGGCCATAGGAGTCAAGCCATGACGGCGTTCTGGTTTCACTACAACAAGCCCGCGTCTGCGAAGGCCGGGCATCCCGTGCTGACGGTGCATCACAAGGGTGCCTGTCTCTTGGTTCGCAAGATCGTGTGTTCCGTCCCGGTGCGTAGCCGGGAGCGGAACTCACAGCCCCGTGTCGTGATGGCAGGGCGAGGCAACGTCCGCCTCGCTGGCGACACGGCATACATCGAAGGAGAATGACCATGCCATTTGCAGATGCCAAGTACCCGCCGTCCGCCAAGCGGCTTTCGGGTGGAGGCTGGCCGGCTTACACCCTCACGCTCACCAACGGCGAGCGACTGTACATCGAGGAGGCCGGGCCAAAGGTGGAGATTGCCGTGTGTTACGAGGGCACCGACGACCCGGACCTGTGGGTGTGCGCCATCACCCGGAACGGCGTGCTTACCTACGGGTGCAGCGGCGACTCCTGCGAGAGGATCGCCAGGGAGGTGCCGCCTGCATGTCGGACCTGACCCCACGCGAGCGAGAGATTCTCACCCTCATCGCCCGCTCGATTGACGCCAACGGATACCAGCCGTCGTACCGGGAGATCGCCGCCCACTTCGGGTGGACCGGGCTCGGCTGGTTGCAGTACCTCGCCCGCAGAATCGCACGCAAGGGACACGCCACAGTGGTTGGCCCCCGTGCGTGGTCGTTCGACTGGAAGTCGTACCTCAAGGAGAAACAGCATGACGCTGAAAGAACTGATGGATCGAATCGTCGCCGTGTGCCCCGACGCCATGTTCGATGAGACGGGAGACGGCGAAGTGGTTGTCCTCACCGGGTTGCGGGCGCACCCGAACGAGGACTGGAACGTGGGCGCGAATCGTGTCGAGCCCATTGACGAATGACTGTAAATCTGTACACTCACACAGGAGGCGGGGCATGTCATACCCGACTACTACCGTGACACTCACACCCCGAGAAGTGGAACTCATCATCGCTGCCCTCTGCGAATCGGCGGAGGACCGCGAGCAGTTCGATGAACACGAGCAGGCGGCGGCGTTCACCGTCCTGCAACGCCGGTTCCTCAAGGCACAGACCCAACTCATCGCTCACTGAAAGGAGCAACCATGACACCGACAATTCTGACCATCGGCTCGGGGCTCGGCGGCATCGTCATCCTCAACACCAAGACGGTCGCCCGTGACCGGCTGTTCGCAGCGGCGGATGCGGTGGGCGGCGGGAAGTTCGTGCCCGCCATGCCGGCCCGCACCACCGTCCTGCGTGAGTGCATGAAGGAGGTGGCCGACGGGCTGTACGGACGCATCCGCCGACAGCCCAACGTCGTGCGGCAACTGGACGACCCGGCCTCGTTTGAGGTCGTGCGTGTGGTGCCGGGCCAGTCGCAGAACGAGTACCGCTTCCTGTTCTCCGCCCTCATCGGAGCGAACTGGGACGTGGGCATCCTGGAGTACGACTCCGCCGGCCCGCGAGGCTCGCAGGTTCTCGCCTCCCTCGACCCTGCGGTCGTGCGGGAGCGTGACTACCTCCCGTCCAGCGTGGTCGGGCAGGTGGTGGTCAAGATGCTGCGGTCGTGGAAGGCCACGCCGCTCAAGGATGACGGTGGCGTCTGGTTCCTGCTGGGCCAGAGCCTCGATGACTTCCGCCAGTTCGCCTCGCTTGTGCGTGGACCGAACGCCGACGGCCCCAACTTCACGGTTCACCAAGTCGAGATCGCATCCGATCCCGACACGGTGATGCACGTCCTCGACCGGCTCGGCACTGAGGTGCAGGCCGGGCTGGCGGAGATCATGCAGGACGTGATGGACGCGACCGGCGGCATGGCCGACCGCTCCATCAACATCCGCCTCAACCGTGCCGACAAGTTCCTCGACAAGGTTCGTCTCTATGAGCAGGTTCTCGGCAAGCCCATGCCCGACCTGACCGCCGCCATCGAGCAGGTCAAGCAGGCTGTCGCCGTCAATCGCCTGCTCGCTGTTGCAGTCTGACCCACCCACCATCACTAAGGAGAGTGCTATGCGTGCCCTTCGTGCCGACTACACCAAGTTCATCGCGGATTACAAGGACGCCCTGTCGTGCGACCTGCACTTCAAGGAGTTCCTGCACCTGGCTGGCATCAGCCACTTCGTTCTCAACGACCGGCTCCAGATGCTCGCCCGGCGTGGCATCTCTCTGCCCAAGTTGAAGGGCATGCGGCGTCGGCCGCTGGGCATCAAGCCCGGCCAGCGGAATGGCCGCAAGAAGGCCGCCCGGGCGTCCGGGCGGGTCGAGCAGCAGGTCGTGCGGGCAGCACGGCCCATGCCGCAGGCGACGGACGCGACGTTCGTGATCTGCGTCGGCGGCTGACGTTTTCCCCGCAGTTTTCCCGCTGCGGAGTCCGGTTCGTGGGGGAACGGGGTGGCATCGTGCTGCCCCGTCCCCCGTCCCATTGGTTCCCCACTTCGGAGTCTCACTCTCATGGCTCGCGCAACACTCGGCAACACCCCTGCGTTCCTCGCCTGTCAGGTCGCCCCCGTGCTGGTCACGGGCGGCACTGGCGTCGGCAAGTCCTCGACGTGGGAGGCGTTGGCAAATGCACTGGAGCGGACGTTCGTTCCGCTACTCGGTGCGACCCACCTGCCCGAAGATTTCTCGGGCTATCCCATCCCCGACAACAAGGCCGGCGTCGTCCGCATGATGCCGACCTCGCTGTGGGACAAGACCAAAGACGGCAAGGCTCTCGTCCTCGTGGACGAGGTGACGAACGTGCCGTCCGCCACGCAGGGTGGCCTGCTCTCCGTCCTGTCCGAGCGACGGGTTGGCGAGTACGTCATGCCGGCATCGACCATCATCGTCGGTGCCTGCAACCCGCCGGAACTGTGCCCCAATGCGGTGCCCCTTGCACCTGCCATGCGTGCCCGGTTCGTCCACTTCCCATGGGAGGTGGACTACGAACACTGGTTCACCGGCTTGCGTGCTGGCTGCGAGTGGAAGGCACCCGAGTTCCCCATCGTGCCGGCCCACTGGACCGACTTCCTCCCGCAGTTCGGCTCGCTGGTCGAGGCGTTCCTCCGCTCGGCTCCCGACGCACGGGAGAAGTTGCCGCAGGACGACGAGACGATGGCGTTCCCTAACCTGCGGACCTGGACGTTCCTGGTCAAGTGCTTCGCTGCGGCTGGTGCATGCGGGTACGAACAGAAAGACCCCATCTACCGGCCGCTCGCCGTCGGCTGCGTCGGTGCGGAGGTGGGCGGCGAGTTCCTCCGGTACTGGCACCGGCTCGACCTCCTCAACCCGGAGGCGTACCTGTCCGGTGCTGAGGACTACAAGTATGAGAAGCGGCCCGACGCCAACATCTGCTTCCTCACCGGGCTGGTGAAGGCGTTGCGTGACAACACCAGCAAGGAGCGGTGGACCCGTGCGGCGGAGGCTTTCATCACCGTCGGGGAGCAGGAGATCGAGTCGTTCCTCATGCAGTTCCGTTCGTTCTGGAATCCCGTCAGCAAGGGCGGCGTCCGCCCGGATGGCTGGTCGCCCCCGAAGGACGTGCTTGCCAAGTTGATGGCGTTGGTTCAGTCGTGATTCACCCACACACAGGAGACATGCACATGGCTGCGATGACTTGGGATCAGTACCTCAAGTTCTTGATGGATGTCGAGAAGGAGAACGTCGAGGAGAACTACCGGATCGGGAGGGGTGCGAACGATGCCGACGAGGCGATGAACGGCGACACTCGCGATGGGTTCGCCGCCTTGCAGGAGATGATGCCCACGCTCCTTGCCGCACCGGAGTTGCTTGCGGTATTGCGTGACTGCACGTCAGAACTAATCGACTTGTACGAGCAACTGTATCCAGATGACGAGTCGGACAACGACACCACTGCCGTCATCGACCGGGCCATCGCAGCCATCGCCACAGCCGAAGGGAGGGACGAGTGATGGAAGGGATACGGTTCGTGACTGCGGGAAGCCCCGAGTGGGACTACATGTGGGAGCGACTTGCCTCCGACCCGCTGAACAGCGACGACGCTGTGCCAACGCAGTGCTTTCACGACGGTGCCTGCGAGGCATGGCAGTACATGGGCACCGCCAGCATGCCCGTCGGGTGGGTGCATGAGTTCCGGCATCGTGCCCACCCCAAGACTGACAAGCGAGAGACGTTCCGAGTAAAGGCCCAGCCCGACTGGGCAGAAGGGAGGACAGCATGACCCCGAGACAACTACTGGGGCAGGCACGGGTACACACCTTTGAATACGTCCCGTACCTCGCCTCATACATCTACTCCCTGCGTGAGCAGGAGACTCCGGGCATCGGCACGGCGGCAGTGGACGCAGCCGGCAACCTGTACTGGGATGCCGAGTTCGTGTCCAAGATCGGCCGGGATCAGACGGCGTACCTCGTCGCCCACGAGGTACTGCATCTGATCTTCGACCATCACGGCCGGGCACCCGAGATCATCGGGGAGAACCCGTCCGACCTGGAGCGGTTCGTCTGCAACGTGGCCGCCGATCTGGTCATCGAGCAGACGCTCTCGATGATGCGGCACCTGCGGCCGGAGGGGGCGGTCTATCTGGGATGCGAAGTCCCGGACTGGGGCATCACGCTCGACTTCCCTGAGAACAGGTCGATGCAGGAGTACTACCGCCTCATCATGGAGAAGTTGAAGAACGGCAGCAACAACCAGCAGCAAGGAGACGGAGATGGGGAGTCTGATTCCGATGGGTCTTCTGGAGACGGTGGCGAGCAGGGAGATTCGTCCGCATCCGGCAGCGACAGTTCCGACGGTGACGGGGATGACGACAACGGCGGCACAGGCAGCGACGGTGGCGATTCACGTCAGGGCGATGACGGAGATGCTGACGACGACGATGCTGAGGCGGAGGGCGGCAAGAGTCCGTCTGGCAACGGAGCGGGATCGCCTTCGTCTGGGAAGGGCAAGGCACCGCCACCGGCCGGCTCGCCCGGCACAGGCGGCTCGTGTGCGGACGGGTGCCCTCGCCCCTACGAAATCGAGGACGACGGGTCGTGGCAGGCCTACGGCGAAGACATGGCCGCAGCCCAAGCGGAAGAAGCCATAGCCAAGTACGAGGCCAGCAATCCCGGCAAGGTGCCCGGCTCCATCAAGCAGGCACTCAAGCAGAAGTTGCGGCCCACGCCCGACCCGTTCGCTCAGTTGCGGTCGGCAGTCTGCACCAGCGTGGCCTCGCCGGTTGGCGGGCGGGACTACTCCCACCGCCGCCGGTCACGCAAGCAGCCACCGGGCGATGACGCCCCCCTCCTGCACGGCCGTATCACCGTGCAGCCGCACGCCGTCGTCATCGTGGATACGTCCGCGTCCATGATGACGAAGGACATCCAGGCGAAGGCACTCTCCGTCATCGCTCAAGGGTTGCGGAAACTGGGGCGAGTCAAGGTGTACTGTGCCGACACGAAGGTGCAGTCGCACGCACTGGTCGCCACGACACGGGTGTTCGACTGGCACGGGGGCGGCGGAACGGACATGTCCACCGCCATCGAGCAGGTGGAGCGGACGGACAAGCCCGATTCCATCGTCCTCATCACCGACGCCGAGACGAACTGGCACGGCAAGAAGCCCCGTGCCCGTGTCGTCGTGGCGTACACAGGCGAGAAGGGATCTTCGTGGCACAACGCCATCCCCCACTGGGCTCGCGTCGTGCCGCTGCCACAGGAGGGGGCATGAGCATGGCGAAGCGACGGAAGAAACTGGCACCACGCCTCTACACCTACGAAAAGTTGGAGTCGCTCATGCGTTTGTTCCACGCCGGCAAACGCTCGACCGTCCTGTACGGTGGCGTGGTCGTCGGGGCACGACCCAGCGGCGACCCGCCATGCCTGGAGATTACCTACAGCACATCGAAGTGGTGGATCGCTCTGGCCCGTGCCTACAGGGGGGCGGACGGGGCGACCGTGTACGCCGTGACTGGGCCGCCACGTTCCGTAGACCGGGACATGCGGAGGCAGCAGGTCGCCGCATGGAAACGGTACGTCCCCGTGTTCACGCCACACCAGGAGAAGCGGCTGCTGCCGAGCAACGTCTGGTCGTGGTATCTGGTCAGGGACGGAGTGGCTACGCCGTGCGTCAGTCGTCCGGGCGTCTGGCTCCACCCACCTCGACGGCACGAGAGGTACGACCACAACTGGGGGACGCTGCACCCGCACCTGTCTCGCCGTGCGAAGTTGTTTGCCGGCCGCCTCGCAAAGGCGACGGCCGACCTGCCGGGCTGCATGGTGCGTGGAGAAGGGGACGACGTGGACATCGTGGTCTACACGCCCCCGACTCAGCGAAGCGACGGCAGGAAACTGACCATCGTGCCTCGCCAGCACGGCGACGAGTCGCGCTGTTTCCACCACATCGACGGGGACTACGCCTTCAAGCACCTGGAGTTCTTGGGACTAGAGAAAAATTGCACGGAATGGCGGCCCAAGTACCGCTGGAAATGCAGCAAGGACGCCATCAACGGGATCGTGGAGTGGGTTCTCGGGGACATCTACATCCCTGGTCCGGGCTAATCACACAGGAGAACGATCATGTCTTGGCTCGACTACAAGTACAGTCACAGCACCATCCGCCAACGGTTCCGCGTCATGCTCGGCCTCGACGCCGGGCCTATCGAGTGGGCCTTCCGGCTGGCGATCCTGGCCCTCATGGTTCGCACCAGCCTCGACCCGACGGAGCCCATCTACATGGGCGTGTTCGGCTGGGTCTGCACCGTGTTCTTCGTCTTCTTCTACTTGATCTAGGAGACACACCAATGCCTGTCGTCTATGCGTATGGCCGGGCTTCCACCGGCCGGCAGACAATCACGGAAGACGCCCAGCGATCCGTGTGCGAGGAGTACATCAAGCGGGCGCTCGTGCCGGAGGGCTACACCTACGGCGGCTGGCTCTACGACTCGGCCACCAGCGGCACGAAGCCGATGTTTGAGCGGGACGAGGGCCGCAAGGTGTGGGCTCTCGTCCAGCCCGGCGACAAGATCGTGTGGGCGAAACTGGACCGGGCCTTCCGCTCCGTCATCGACGCTGCCCAGACGATGCAACTCCTGTCGCACAAGGGCGTGTCGTTCAACTCGCTGGACTTGGGCCTCGACACCGGCAGTCCCATCGGCCGGTGCGTGTTCACGATCCTGACGGCGTTCGCAGAACTGGAGGTGGAGTTCATCCGGCAGCGGACGCGGGACAGCCTGCGGGAAAAGCGGAAGGCCGGCAAGCCGCATGGCCGTCACGCCCCAGTCGGCTGGCGGAAGTGCGGGACCGGCAAGGATTCCTACTACCTGCCCGACGAGGCGGAGCGGAAGCAGGTCGAGGCGATGGCCGCCATGCGGAAGGGAGGGGCCAGCCTGGAGCGGATCACGCTGGCCTTCTACAACGTCCGCCGGCCGAACGGCTACAAGTGGAACATCAACTCCATCACCCGTGCCCTCAAGGCACAAGCGGCTCGCTTTGCAAAAGCGTTTCCAGATAGCCCAAAGCGACGGCGAGTCTCCGCTGGATAGTTCGTGGGTCGCACCCCGCCTGCTCGCCAATCTCCCGCAGACTGAGCCCACGAAAGAACCGGAGGTGGATCAGTTTGCGGGACTTGGCGGGGAGGCGGGCGATGGCCGTCTGGAGTCGGGTCGAGAACCCGTGCTGCTTGCTGACCGCCAGTGCCTCCGCCAGTTCCATCGGCACCCGATCCGGCGAGTCGTACCGATGGCGGCGGTTGCGGTCGATCTCCTTGAGCAGGGCGTTGCGTATCGCCATCGAGAAGTACGTCGTGACCTTTGACTTCGCCGGGTCATACGTCACTGCCGCCTTGCAAATCGCAAGATACGCCACGCTGGTTGCGTCGATGGCCGCCACCTGCTTGCGGAGCGTGGGGTAGCGGCACCGAAAGGCCACGATTGCCTTCGGCACAATCTCAATCGCCTGCTCGGCAAGCCGCTGCTGGTCCGGTGTCAGGTGCATACATGCACTCTGACGCACGCCAGCCAAGTCGATAGGCCAACGTCAGGCCGTGTTCTCGGCAGGCAGCATCGCCACCGCTTCGGACCAGGGAATGACCTCGACTTGGGCCACGAGGACTTCTTGGTCGGCGCGAACCCACATGCCGTGCAGCAACCCGCCCGGCATAACTTCGGTAAGAACATCGCCACGCAGCACCATTCGGCCGTCAGACATGACGCCAGGAATGGGAATGCAGTTTGGTGTTCCGTACTGTGCATGGAGTTCCGCAAGCCGGGCCGCCAGTTGAGGCGAGAAGACGAGGGCCAACTGCTTGGCCTCTGCGTCAGTGATCGGAAGTTGAATATCCGCCAGCGTCATACCTTCCTCCCAAGCGCACGAAGCATGGTGTTCCAGGCGTTTGCGTAGACGAGGGCTTGCGTTGGATTCATGTGGGCACCGATGCTATAGCCGCCGATGCGGGCGTTGGAGTACGCGGAGAATGTGCCGTCGGAGCGATGGTAGGCGTACAGCGCAAATCCCGTGCTGACCAAACCTGGCGCGTTGCCGGTCCCACTGTTTCCGGTACTCACACCGTTGGCGTACAGGACAGACCCGCCTCCGGCGTTGTTGCCCTGGCTGGTTCCCATAATGAAGTCACCGGCCGCGTGCGTTCCTGAAGTTCCGCCACCAGACGCGCCGCCGTCTGCGGTTGTGCGAAGGTTCTCCATCCGGAAAACGGTAGTCGGGCTGTCGCACTGAAGCGACAAGAGGCCGTCCTGGTTGACTGATCCCGTTGCCGCGATGTAGGCGCGAAACGTCGACGTAGGAAGCGTGTGGACAAAACAGGCAAGGTGTCGGCTGGTGTTGAAATTGAGTGGCAGCCCGGTCAGCAGCCGCTTGCTGCTGCCGTCTCCCAGAAGGCCGCTGGCTTCCGAGTAGTCGCCAGCGACGAATGGGCTGATGCTTGGGTTTGCGTCTGTAACTGTCCCTTGAGTCGCCCCAGTGAGACTTGTGGACAGGTATAGCGGGACGAGGGCGGCCGAAAGATTGCCACCAGCCATTGGGTTCACCCGCCACAGCAGCGACCGGAGGTTATTGCTATCCACTGCCGTGCAAAAATCAGACACAGCCTGGACGGTGGCGAGCGACACGGTTCCACCGTTTGCAATCACTCGACCCGCCCACCGCTCGGCCTCGATATGAATGGCCGTCACTTGGGCAGACCTCTGCGGGGCTTGCACGAACCTCAATACTTCCGACTGCGACAGAGCCCTGTTGTAGACAACCAAATCGTCTACGAGTCCAGGGAATAGAATTGTCATTTGTTTCGTGGCGTCGATTCCGTCGATTACCTTACCGCTTGCAAGCGAGGCACTAGCAGCACTCACGCCGTTGATATAAAACGTGGCAGTTCCAGATTCCTTGTTTGCGACGACCGCTGTGTGCGCCCACACTCCATCCGGCAAGGAAGTGAGGCACGCTCCAGGGACGAGGAGTGATGTGAATGAGCCATCCGTGTAATAGATGCGCGCGTTGAGTTGTGCGTTCCAGTTTGTGGCTGCTGTTCCCAAACCGAGCCGCCACTGATTGCTTGGGTTTGAATTGACAACTCCCGTGAAACCAGAAAGCGCGAAACTTGCGGACGCACTTGGCTGTAGCGCGTACTCTGGCTTCACCCACATGCAGACAGTGAACGACTGATCCACACCGACAATCGCCCCCGCGCCGCCGATTAGATTTGCGGACAAACCCGCCGCAGGCACGCCACCAGAAACGCCCACCGTCAATCTGCGGGCTCTGCCGGTTCGGCCCGAAGCACTCATCGGCCCGCCAAAAGCAGAGACAGAGAGTCCGCCTATGGAATCGACTGCCGCGACGTTGGTGTTTGTCGCCGCCTCGTCGAACTTCCACCACGCCACAGCGCCCGAAATGGATCGGGGGTCGAACAGGTTGTTTCTTGGCCGAAGCAGGCGAGGCGACATGGGCATTGGTCAGTTCCTCGCGCCGTCCGAAGAAGCACTGGGCTGGAGTGCGTACAGCAGGCGGGTCTGCTCATGCACCGCTTGGGCGATGTCCCGCTGCGTCTGGCTCATCTCCTTGAGGAACGCTTGGTGGGCCTCGACCATAGGCAGCACGATGTCCACCCGGACAAACCACAGGACGAGGCTTGCCAGGACAAGACCGAACCCGTACCGCTCCAGCATCCGCAGGGCGGTTTCGTACACCTCGACGCTGCTCACTGGCTCCCTCTCATCTCGCACTGCCAGACCGCCATCTTTGCTCGATTCGCCCATCTGGATAGCCACCACTCCAGGACTTCCTTGACCACCGCTGACAGGACAGCAGACAGCAGGAAAGCCCAGATGAACCCGTATCGTTCGTCTTTCGCGAATCCCGAAAGTGCGAACGACACCCGCTGTGCCGTGTCCTCCAGAGGCTTCCCGTAGTCCTGCGACTCCCGCTCGCACCGCAGCAGCCAGTCGGTCGGCCACTCCGCGATGGTCGCCAGCACGAGGGCGTCAACCTTCTCCCGGCCCAGCAGCCTGGACCGGACGGGCAGGCGGCTGCGGACGTACTCGCACAACTCGCTGGCCGAGTCACTTGGCATGGCAGGCACCGTCCTTGCATGCGGACTGCGGCTTCGGTCGGTTCTTCGCACACGGGCAGGCGGCCGGGCACGAACACCACACGCGGGTAATCCCGTCACCTGTCGGCACCATTCCGGTCCCGCCGCATTTGCCGCAGCATTTGATCGGCGGCGGACTGGGCGGATTGGTAGGCACGTCGGGGGCAAACGCGAGCCATACGGCGACAGTAGCGATGGAAACCTTCATCCGAGAATCTCCCGTCCGCCCCAGTCCTTGAGCGTCCTCTTAGGAAATCCCACCACGTTCGATACCGCATAGGTTCCCCCCTGCGCGATCATCCGCTGGGCAGTGGACTGACTGATCCAGAACGAACCCTCCGGCTGGTCATGCACCTTCGGGCCGGAGTGTGCGTTCCACCCCCAAGAGTTCTGGATGCAGAAGCGGCAGTCGCCCGGCCGCGAGTCGTCCGCTGCGTGCCACTGCATCGCGTGATGCCACGTCCCAGACGGCGGAATCATGCCCTGCTCGTCCCGTCGCATCCGCGAGAATCCCACGTCCGAACAGCACACCACGCCAAATCCGTTGGCGATGGCGTCTCTGGCCTGCTGCCACGTCGTCACGAGGCTGATCGTGCCGACGTGATGCTTGGCCGCAACGCTTGTCACGTTCGCCGGTACACCACGCCCGCCCCACTTCATGCCGATGGAGGCGTCGTAGATGGACAAGTCGAGACCCAAGTCGTCGTACTTCTGGCGGAGCATCAGCCCGCCCGTCCTGTGTGCCCAGCCGACGATCTGCGAACAACTGGCACCCTGCCCGCCATGCCCGCGTGCCCCGTAGAGAGGCTCCGTCGCCGTGCGATCCACCCAGTCCTCAGTCGTGGCGATGTCGGGGTCGTTGGCCCTTGCCAGGTCCGCCGCTCCACGCACTGCATGCGACACGCAGTCGCCCGTCGTTTGCGTTTCGTCGTATGGCTTCCGCCCGGTGGCTGTCTCAAGCGCCACGACGGCCTTGAAGGGCAGCGACACCTTGCCTGCCCCACTGCCGGCCAGCGTGTCGCCAAACAGCGGCATGGGCAAGGACTTGAGCAGCCGCTCTGTCGCGTCCGGGTCGCAGTACGACCCGAGCAGGCCGTTGTTGTAGGCCCGAACTATGTCCTGCGGTGAGGCGAAGAAGTCCGACATGCCCCACCTACTTGATCGCCGCGAACGCTTTGGCTGCTGACTGCCGGAGTTCCGGCGTCAACGGCACGTCCTTGTCGCCAACGGCGGCGAGCAGGTAGTCATCGAGCCGCTGGCCCAGACCGGCGTACTTGCCGGCGATCCCAGTGTTCTCAAACGCCATCGACAGGGCGTTCCGGTAGCGATTCCGCAGGTCGAGGACGGTCTTTGCCACCGGCTGCTTGGCGTTCCCGTCCCGCACCACGATGTCGGCCATCGCCGCATGGAAGTCCCGGAGGATCGCCGCATCGCCGGCACTCACGCCCTCCAGGACGGACGACGGGGCCGGCACAGACGGCTTGACTGCGGGCAGGACGGTAGCCGTCATGGCCGCAAGCCCGACCAGGAGCCCCGCCCAGATTGCCACCGTCCTCGCCACGCTCTACCGACCCTTCTTCGGGAGTTCCTTCTCCGCCACAAGGGCTGCGATCAGTGCCCGAGCCGCCGATGCCACCGCCACGTCGCCCGCCTCGTCGGCCTGCCCGGCGAGGCCGAACAGCCGGTTGACCCACCCGGCCCGGTCAGCCGGAGAAACTCCAGGCGACCGGGCCGTAGACGGCAGGTACGGCAGGGCCAGAGCCCCGCCGGCAACGGCGAACGCAGCGACGGCGACCACAGCCAGGAGCATCAGTCGATCTCTGCGTTGGAAACAGCCGTGACCAGAGCCACGACGTACCGGAACAGTTCCTCGCCCTGCGGGCTCATGAGGCACGCCTCCACCCGCTCGCACAGGTCATCGTCCACCGGAGTTTCCGTCTTGGTAGCGACAAACCGCATGAGTTTGAGCGCCCCTGCGGCCCGCTCTTTCGCCGTGTCGGCTGCGGAAATCTCGGACAGCAGCGACAAGGCCGGTGCCCACTCCACAATCATCCGCACCTTGTCCGCGACGGTTGCCACGAGGCTTCTCCTTCTGGCGAGACACCCATGCCACTAGGAGATTTATGTCCCGGCACGGCTGGCACAGGGACAGTAGTTTTCGCCGCACCAGGAACGGGTCCAGGCTCAAGTCCTCGCAGGTCTGGGCGAAGGTGAACGCCCCTCCCGTACCCTCAAAGACCCACCTCCACGCCGCCACCTGCCGGCGCAGAATCTCAAACTCCTTCCTGTTGGTGGGCAACATCTGGGCATACCCAATCCGCCTGTGCCGGCGGCACAGTTCGCGGACGTGATAGTGCGTCCGAACGAGAACCTCTGCACAAAACCGTCTCCATCCGGTTTCGCACTCCTCCACGATGTTCTCGTCGTCGTAATCCTTTACGGCGACGGCGATCATTATTTCGTCGGTGCCTCGCAAAAGCCGCTGCGAAGTGTCCCCTCGTTGAGGTGCGGCCAAACCTCAAGCGAGTGGATTGCCGCCATCAGATTCCAGGCGGCGTGGCCCAAGTGATCCTCTGAGCGATCCCCTCCGAGAAACAGGTAGACGTGCCGCAACGCATGGTTCAGCATGTCGTTGGCCGGCATCCCTTTTTCCCAGTTGAAATCCCCGTACTTGGCTGCGCCCTCCGCACAGGCAGCGGCAACGGCTGCGAGTCCGATGGGCGTGATGAGGTCGTACCTCGTCGCCTCCGCATCGCTCGACCGCACGGCACCGCTGGCGTACTTCACCGACTTTTCCTCCGTCACCTTTATCATCGAGACAACTCCTTGAAACGGTCCTCAAACAACTGCTTTGCCTGAGTCCAGCAGTACGGGTTGATCGGCCCGCACGCCGGCTCCACGTCGATTCCCCAGTCGTGACTGACTGACACAAGGTCACGCTTCTCCGCCATCAAGGCCCGCAGGTCCGCCGTCTTCACGTCGGCGGGCATGGGCCAGGGCAGGCCGAACACCTTTGCGACAGTCCGCTGGACATGCTCCTCCAGTTCCCGGTAGCCCGGCATCAGCGACTTGAGCGGCGTAGCCACGTCCCCCAAGTACGCCTCGCTGGCGTCGTGCAGCAGCCCCCACATGGCGTTCTCCGGCTGCGTCAGGCGGCTGACCATGACGCTGTGCTGGGCCACCGAGTAGGGGCACTTGCTGTGGCCGGTGAATCGGTTGATGAGGGACAGGGCATGGGCGATGTCCGGGATATGCACGTCCTCCCTGCGGAAGTTTGCGAGGTCGATCAGCCGGCCCGTGTACGTCTGCATGGTCGTCGCGTTCATGGTCAGCACTCCTTGCACACCAGGGGGTCAATCGGACGCAGGGCCGACTGCGGCACGAAGTACGCCTCGCCATAGCCGCCGTAGTTGGCACGGAACTTCGGCTGCTTCGCCTCCGATGCGGGCATCCAGCCGTGAATGGTGAAGTCGTGCGGGCCTCCGGTCACAAGCACGAAGGCATCGCCGTCCTTGTCGTCGTCCCGGACGATGAGGTCGTAGGAGTGACGCGACCGGGTGCGGATCTGGATGGACTCGCCCACGTCTCCGCCCGCCTTGAACGTGTTGACGCTGCCGTTCCAGTAGCGGTTGGTCGCCTTCGCGAACGCACACTCCCCCAGTGCCCCGAGAATGTGGATCGACCACTCGTCGTTGACCTTGAGCCGGCTGACGCACCCCTTCCGCAGTGCCTCGACGTTGCGAGACACGCCGACGAGGGCGGCCCGGCTCACCTCAAACCATTCCAGACGCACGTTCACAGCAGTTCCTTCCGCCATCGCGTCACCACCTCGCCGTACAGAGCCCAGAACGCCGCGTCATGGGCCTCGCCTTCGTAGTCCACCTTGACTGGAGTCGCCTGACGCATGGCGTGGACGTGTTCCTCGATCAACGTCTCCGCCATCTGCTCCTCGTTCCCGCTGTTGCGAATCCAGATGACCGCCCGATCCCCGTGCCAGTAGAAAATCCCGTGAGCCTTGTGCTTCTTCATCACCGCCACCGGCCGCAGCAGCACGCGGCACGGGAACGGCAGCGGATAGTTCTTCCGCAGCCACCGCTTCGTCCTGTCGTAGTACCTGACTGGCATCAGAGAGCCCCCTGCACCTGCTGGATGAACCGCTTGATCTGCTCCAGAGGGAACGTCACAAGCCACTCCTGCTCGTTCTGCCGGTGCAGCACGACCGGGCAGAGTTCCCCGCACTGCTCACGGGACTTGTCCATGACGGCGTGCAGGTTCAGCCCCCGCTCGACACGCTTCACTTCCAGCCAGAGGTGCGGGGTGCCCGGACTGATGAGGTCGCTGGCCGACTCCGTGCCGGAGTGCTGCTGACTCCTGCGGGCGTGGGCATTGGGGACGAGCCGATTCCACTCGGCCGCCGCCTCCAACTCGCCACGCTTGCCCTTCTGCCGACTGTTGATCGCCATTCGCTTCACCTCCAGGGGGACTCCGTTCTTCCTGCGAAACACGAACACACGAACCGGATACCGCTCCAGGCTGTAGCCCAGATGCTTCTTGAGACGGAGCGAAGCCAGGAACTCCGGGTCGAAGTTGGCGTCGTCCACCTCCCGCTTGGCGGTGAGGCACATGCCTTTGGTGAGGTTGTGCTTTCCGCCGAAGTGCAATCCCTCGTGGCACCAGTGGCAGAGCCGCAGGAGGTTCCTGCGGTCGTGCGCCCGGCCAGCACCCTGCTGCAAGTGGTGGATGTGCAGGGCGTCCGACCTGCCCCAGCACACCGCACAGAACTGGTACTCGTCCGCGAAGGCCGATAGTTCCTGACGCCCATCACTCATCGCCCTCCTCCGTCACGGCCCCCACGATGGCCCGAACGGAGTTGTCGAACGCCTCAGCGTCCTCCTCCGTCTGGAACTCGATCTGCCAGCGGAACACCCGCTCGCCAGTGGCAAGGTTGGTCGCCTCCTCCCGGCGGTGGACGCGGCAGGCGGCCACGCCACCCAGCGTCTTGGCCGACGCCACCAACTCCTCGTTCTCCTTGAACAACGCACCCAATGCCTGAGCCATGAATCCGCCCATGACGATCACTCCCTTCGTGAAATCGGACACCTCAACCTCCGTGAGTCTTGAGCCATTGAGCAGCGACGGCGAACCAGAACGAGAGCATCGTCAAGTCCTCCGACGAGGTGACGACGACGGTGCCGCTGGTGTCGATGACGACTGCTGACTGGTGATCCTGCGAGAACCACTGGGAGTCCGCTTCCGTCTCCTCCCCGATGATGTCCTTCAGCGTGTCCACTCCCTCTCGGGGGCGGCACAAGGCGGCGAGTTTCTCCCCCTTGCTGTCCGTGTACCTGAGAAGAACCAAGTCTTTTGCCATTTCCCTTACTTCCCTTAGCGCTCTAAGCGCTCTCTGAAACAAATCTGCTCACTGGTTGAAGGCTCGCTGCGGGTGGACGGCGACTAATCCCCAGCCCGAAGGCTAGGGTTAGCCGCCACCTGCCCACTGGTCGTTAGGACGCATGGGGGTGTCCTCCTTGCCACAGGGGCGGAGGCATGCGACCTGCTTATCGAGCATCCTGTTGCCCGCGTGACTTAGCCCTGTCGCTTGCGGCTGGCTTACCCACTGTCGTCACGATCCCTTCTGGTCGTGGGTCATGCGGCTGCGTGCCAGAGGTTTTCCCAACCCACGCAGCCGTTCGTGTTGTCGATGCGTTATTTCAGTGGCGGGATACTCCGCAGCAGGCAGAGGTCGCCGTACTTGTGGGCACTGCTCCAGTTGAGGTGCGACTTGCCGATGGCGTCAGCGATGGGCACGCACATGACGACGTTCGTGGCGATGTTGACCACCACGAAGGCGTCAACATCTGCCGCCGTGTACCGGCCCGTGCGTCTCTTGCCGCGTCCGATCCGGATGCGGCTGCGATTCCGCTTGCAAGTGCTGATGGCCGTCGCCTTGACCTGGATGCGCCAGAAACGCCGCCCGCTGAAAGCGAGCAGGTCGTACCCGTCGTCCACGATTGGAACGGCCACCTGGAAGCCAGCCCGCAGGAGCCGCTCCACAGCCATCGACACGCCGATTTCACCAATGACTTTTCCATTCAGCGATCCTTCGCTCATGCCGCCTCCCTCACAGGGCCGCAGGCTTCTCCTTGCGGCGGCTCAGTTCCCTCCGAACCGCAGACTTGAACGGCGTCTCCTTCTTCTGTGAGTCCAGCACCCACGAGAGGTAGCCCTCCGGGATGGAGTCCAGAGTGACGCCCTTGTACTTGCCGTACATCATCCGCCAGCCACGACGCTTCTTGCCCTCCGGCTCGGAGAACAGGTCGCGGGTGTCGTGATCGAAGGTGACGCCGACGACCAGCCGCTTCCGCTTCTCGATCAACTCCTGAGCCTGTGCCTCAAGTTCCTCAAGGTCGATGGCGTCGGCCTGCTTGATCGCATCGACGGCATCCACGCCCTCCATCGACAGCATGGAGGCAATCCGCTCCTGGCGGGCCTTCGTCTTCCGGCACTTGGCGTCGAGGACTTGCAGGGCATTGAGCAACTGGTGCGACCGGCTGGAGTCGGTGATGTCGTAGATGTTGAAGTGGGGCTTGCCGCTGGCGGCGATGGCGGCCAGCCTCTCGTCGCGAGTCATCTCCGGGTGCAGGGTGCCCGGCAGGACTCGCGTCCCTCTGCCCAGCCGTTGTTCGTACCGGGACAGGGAGCGGGTCGGGGCGGCCATGTAGACGTTGGTCAGGGTCGGATGGTCCCAGCCGTAGCCCAAGATGCCGACGTTCACAATGATCTTCGTGTCGCCGGCCAGGAAGGCATCCATGTTGGCCTTCCGCACCTCCGGGTTCTGGCGGCAGTGGACGAGCGAGACGCGAGCCCCGTACCGCTCAAACACCTGGACGAACAGTTCCGCCTGCTTGCGGTTGCAGGCGTAGATGACCGACGGCTTCTGCTTGTAGGTCGAGAGGACGAGGCTCGTGACCTCCTGAGCGAAATGCTCGGCCGTCAGCACGGCGGCGAGTTGCGACTTGTTCCACTCGCCGGCCTCGTCGTCAATCAGCGTGAGGTCGAACGAGCGGGCCTCCGAGAGGAAGCACTTGGGCGGCACCAGCCAGCCGTCGTTGATCGCGTCCATGAGCGAGTAGACGACCTGCGGGCGGGGCCAATACCTGAGAGCCTTGCCCTTGCCCTTGTATGGCGTGGCGGAGAAGCCGACGATGGTCGCCCCCCGATCCTCAAACCACCGCAGCATCTCCTCCATGCGGGGCGTCATGCCGACGTGGCACTCGTCCACCATGACGAGCGTCGTCCGCTCAAACGCCTTCGCCTTGTACCGGCCGGCGGACAGCATCGAGTCACGGGAGGAGACGATCACCCTCCGCCGCAGCCCCTCGATGGACTCGGCGTAGTTGCCGCCCTGCTCGATGTCCACCCGCTCGCCCAGCCGCAACTCCAGCCGGTCGCGGTTCTGCCGCATCAAGTCCACCAGCGGGATGACATTGACCGGAAACCGGGCGATCCGGCACAGTTCGGCCTGCACCTCCGTCTTGCCGCTGCCGACGGGCTGGCAGACGACGACCCTGCGGTCGCCACGCTTGGCCGCCTTGCAGACCTGCTCGACGGCCCGCTGCTGGTAGTCCCGGAGAAATGCTCGTCCGCTCATTTGGCCTGCTCCTTCTTCTTGCGGGGCTTCTTCGCCGCCTTCTTCTTGGCCTTCTTGGCCTCCGGCTCCTGCCACCGGCTGCTGCACACCGTCGCCTCGCAGGGCTTGGGGTCCGCAGCAGGGGCCGGGAACATGGAACTCAGCCGGGCGTCCACCCGGCGGGCCAACTCCATCTCCACCAGCAGGGCCGGCAGCACGACGCGGCAGAACCGCAGGGCGGTGTCGGCGTCGAGCGTGCCGGCGTTCGCATGGGACGAGACGCCTTGAGCCAGCGTGAGGTAGCGGTCGATGTCAGGGTTCATGGTTTGAAATGCCGGATGGTGATGACGGCATCCGGCGTGCCGACGGAGGAAGGCCAACCACCTGCCTGTGCGATCACGAAGCCAACGCTGGCTCCTGCTTGGGCTTGGAGAACTTGGCGGCACAGTCTTGGGCGAGCAGGGCGATCCGCTCGGCGGCGGCCTTGCCCAACTGCCCGGACTCGACGCCGCGATCCGTCTGGGCGAGGACGGCCTTCACGCCCGCCTCGTCCTTCGCGGCCCGCACCTTCGCCATCAGAGCCTTCTCGATCTTGGGCTCGTCGGTGATGGCCGACGCCACCGCAGCCCGCTGGGCCGTCTCGCCGTCGTCCTCGTCCTCAGCGGCCACGCCGACGATGGCGGCCAACTCGACTCGCTTGAGGTAGGTGGCCGTCGCCGCCAACTGCTGCGGCTGGAGCGATGCCTTGATGGGCAGGAACGACCGGATGAACTGGCCGCTGGTGTGGCCCAGCGTCGTGACCAACATGACGAAGTTCTCGTCGTAGGGCACGAAGCACTGGATCACGTCCAGCCCGTTGTCGGAGAGAGGCTTGCGGATCGTGTCGATCACGGTCGCCAAGTCGGCGTACATGCCGAAGTGCGACTTGCTCGTGCGAGGGGCGTTCTTCATCTGCCCCAACGCCTTGCTCTTGGCCTCAAACAACTTGTCGAGCGCCTGACTTGATGCAGGCCACTCAGCGATAACCGAAGTCATGCCATCCTCCCGAGTACATGAGCCGGAAATTGCAGTTCAACAACCTCGCCGTGCGTTTCCGGCAACCACCAGTCGAGGCTTTCACGAAGACGGAGTTCGGCCAGAGCGGCATCCATGAGCCGCCGGCCCTCTGCGACGATGGCCGCAGGGAGAGTCACCACCTGACAGTCGTGGGGCAGTGACGTTGAGATGACGATGAAGCGGAGCGGCTGGGGCTCTAGGCCCATCGCCTCCATGCCACACCGATACCACGCATCCTGGAGGTGGTAGCGGTACGACAGGACCGACTTCCAGAAGTCAGCGAGGATGTCCTTCTCGCGGGTGGTCTTGAGGTCGATGGCAAGGCCGTCGCTGGTCAGGGCGTCGAACCTGCACTTGAGCAAGTCCCCCTCCGGCGACTCCCAGTACGCACCGATCTCTCGCTCGGTGATTCTGGACAGCAGTTCAGCGGAGGCGGGGTTGCCCTTGATGGCCGCCACCTCCGCCACAATCTGGGCCTTCTCCTTCGGGGGGACGACCACCGCCCCCGCAGGAGCCTCGTTTTTCGCCCATTTCGCCGCTTCTTTGCCAACCAGCCCGGTTGCCGTTAGAGTTTCCGGCGGAGGAACTACCAGCAATTCAAGGAGGTCGTCCCCCACTTCCAGCCACCTATGCAGCAGGGTGCCATGATCGGTGGCACTGCTGGAGAAGGGCGGGAGCGTCTTGGAGATGTACCGCTGGTAGTACAGGGAGGGAGAGTCAAGGAGTGTCCGGACTCGACTGCATGACCTGTGCGTTTCGTTAGCGTGATAGTCGGCGTTCGCTTCTCCACGCCGAATCACGGTGCGTACATGAGTTGTGTGCGCACCGAGAGTGACGGGCGTAGCGGAAATAGCGGTCGAATTGGCACGACCAACAGTGCCGAGTTCGTCCACACCTTCTGCTGCCTCCGCAGTGGAAAACGTCATGACCAGCCTCCATGCCTTGATCGAGAAGTACCTGCGATCCCGGTGCGTCAGTCCCGTCTACCAGTCACACCTGCGAGCGCTTGCCCGCTCATGCAAGTCGATGACCGTGCCAGCCGTCAACAGGCACCTCACTCGTCGCATGGCTGAGGTCAAGCCGATCTCGGTTGATTCGGAAAGACGCATGATTCTGAGCGTGTGGCGATGGGCCTACGAAACCGGGCTAGTTGATTCGCTGCCTCGCGGACTCGTCAAGATCAAAGTGCCACGACAGCCCACTAAGGCATGGACTTTAGAACAGTGCTGTACGGCTGTCAAGGGGACTTACCTTCGCGGAAATACGATTCGCAGAACGAAGGTCACGGAGGGGCAGTTCCTCCGGTGCTGGATTCTTCTCGGCTACGAATCTGGGGCACGGCTGGGGGACTTGTGGGAGATGCGCGGCTCAGACTTTGCGGATGGCGTAGTCCGGTGGGGCCAGCACAAAACCGGCGAGCCGCACGTCAAAGTCCTCAGCCCGGCCTGCGTCAAGGAGGTCAATGAAATGCTGGCCCACTCCCCTGACGGAAGGGTGCTTGGGTGGGTCATGAGGTCGGGGTCTGCCCGGCGGAGGATGCAGGCGTACCTGTCCTCCCTCCGGCTCGGAGGCTCGTCCAAGTGGCTGAGGCGGAGCGGGGCCACCCACATCGAGATGGAGCATCCCGGCAAGGGCCGGCTGCATCTGGGCCACAAGACGCACGGGCTGGCCGAACGCTGCTACATCGACTGGTCGCAGGTGCGGAGAGACATTCCGTCGGTGCCGACCCTACTCAAATAGGGAGACGGCACTGGTGTCGGACTTCCGCTTCTTGGACTTCTTCCCCTTGCTGGCGGTCTTCTTCCGGGCCTCGCGACGTTCACGTCCGAGCGCTCGGGAGACGGCCATCCGCTGCAAGGCCCACTGCGGCACTCCCGGCTGGAGATGCTCGGGGATATAGGTCTGCTTGAACTCGCGGGTGTACGGGTCGATGGACTCCTCGATCTGCCGCACGGCATCCGCGAGCGCGTCTGGCTCGTCGCGGATCTTGATTCCGGACAGGGCATTCAAGGTGGTCTTGCTGAAGCGATGCAAGAGCGGCTGGCCGCCGCGATCATCGAGCAGCGAGCGCGCGACGTACAGCGGACGGCCAACGAACGGCGCCGCCTCGATCAACTTCTCTGGGAAAGTCGGCACATCGGCGTGCGGGTTGCCGCTCACCGCACGAGCAATAGCGTCGAGCGAGGAGGTCGCTTCCGAGAGCGGGCGGTTGGTGAACAGGTCTTTGCCGAATGCAAACTCAGCGATCATGCGGATGCCGGGATGCGTCTGCATGGCGATCTGGCGGGCCGTCCCAGACGCCATGCCGCCGAGAGTGCCGGGAGTCTCGATCATGTTGATCTGGTCGAAGCCCGGTGCGTCGATGTCGGTCAAGTAGGTCTGCGTGCCCGGCGCAGGAACGCCACCGAACGCCTCCGGGATCGGGAAGGCGAACTGCGACCGCAGGTAAGACGGGATGTACGTGTCCTCGCCCTCGTCTTGCACCGCTTCGGTGGCCCGGATCATTTGTCCGTACCGTCCGCCCGGTCGCTCTGCCAGTTGCCGCAGCACTTCGCGGAAAATCCTACTTTGGTAGGAGTACCAGGGAAAAACCGCCTTCAGCAGCGATTTCTCCATCCCGGATAGGGATGCGTAGTCGATGTGGGCTCGTTTCATCGCCGCCGCAGCAGCCATCGGATCGTAGCCCTGCTTGAGCAGCGACAGGTATCCGGTGAGGCGATTGACGCCATCGGTCAGCGAGTTCATCCGATCCCCTGCACGCAAGAGCGGATTGGTCTGCTCGACCAGCGGCGTGAGTTTGGATCTCCAACTGAAGAAATCCTGCGAGTTCCAGCCCTTTCCGAGTTCGCGGCCGATGGACGCCATGCTGATGGGGTCCGATCCCACGAGGTTGTCCATCGCCCGCTGGCCTGCCACGCTGGCACTGAGGTCGCTGGCCGATCCGCCGCTGACGAGTCCCGTGCTGGACAGGTCGGCATAGAACTGGGCCAGCCCATCGTCGTTGGCGTAGCGGGGAATCGACGCCAGCGTGCTGCGGAACTTCTGGCTGTCCGGTCCCTCCATGACCAGTGCCTTCGCCGCCCGGACGGAATCCCAGTCCAGTGCCCCCTCCAGCCAATTACTGATCGCACCCGAGTAGAGGTCGCGGACGGCCCGAGAGGGCCACGCCAAGATCGAGCCACGCCATGCCTGCGTGTAGTGGTCGAGGTACTTCATCAAGGCACCCGACGCCTCGCCCGTGCTGTACAGGTCTTTGGCCCGAGTCAGCCGCCTGACGTGTTCCTCCGGGATGGAGAACTGGTTGAGGTTGATTTCATCCGGGTCTTTGCCAAGCAACTTGGCGAGCCGCTCCCGCATCTGCTGGGCGGCACCGACTTGTGGCGTGATGTCCCGCAGGCCGCCGCCAGGCAGGGCGTCGAACACTTGGTCAGTAGCGTCGTCATACGTCTTGAGCCCCAGACTGCGAAGGGCGTTGGGCAGGGAGACGTGCGTGCCGCGAGCGCTGGTGTCCACCAAGTTGTAGGGCCGGTCCACCGCGAACGTCGCCAGCGAGTCAAGCAGCGTGGTGCCCGTGCCCAGCGACTCGCCCGTGTTGCGGACATACGACCCGATCATTTCCGTCGGATGCTGGCCGAACAGCGGCATCTTCTTCGTCGCCTGCTCCGGCAAGGCGTTGAGGATGCGGGCGATCTTGCGGGCCTTACTGAGCGTGACCTCCGGCTGATCGCCGGTCACAAGGGCATTGAGTCGGTCCTGGATGTAGACCGCCGCTTCCTCGTCGGTCTTCATCAGCCGCTTGGGGCCGGAGACGTTGGCGTCTTGGGACAGTTCCATGATCGTGGAGCGGCCACCGGGAACTGACATGGCGTCGGTTCGCCGCAGGGCATCCGTCGTCATGTACGACAACGCACTGCCGATTTTGCGGTCGGTGCGGGCCTCCATCTCTAGGGCGGGGTCGGCTCGACGGGGCAGGTAGTCGATGCCGTACTGGTCGGTGAGCGGCTCGCCATTGAGCCCCAGTTCTCGGCGTGCCCCCAGCGAAGTGTCCCGCTTGGAGGCCCACCAGTCGGCGTACTCCTTGAGTGCCGGGCGGCTGTTGACGTACTGCACGTCCTCCGGAGTGCGGACGGCGGCACCCTCCAGGTATCTGCCGAGCCGCTCGTTGCCCTCCTGCGAGAACACGTCCGGGTGGGCCGACCGCAGGCGGGACAGGCGAAGCGTGTGGTCGGCCGTCTCGGCACCACCACCGACCTTCCTGGCCTGCCAGTTGGCGATGTTGGTGATCTGCTCCTCTGCGTCGATCTTGCCGCCCACGCGGGCGTCGAACCCTGCGGCCAAGCCCCTGCCGAGCATGCTCCACCGGGTCGCCTGCCCGATGGTGTCCAGCACGTCGGCGTACTTGTCGCCAAAGCCCTTCCCCAGAAAGTCGCCCACGATCATCGGGTCGCCCAGCGGCATGCCGATGCCAAACGACTTGGCGAGAGGCTGGTTGCGAATCTGGGCAAGTTGGGCATCCCCGAGCAACTGGCGGGCGGACGCCTCTGCCGCATCCGGGTCGTCGGCGTACTTGATGAGGTCGTCCAGCGTGCCCGCTCTACGGGCCGTCCTGGTGCCGTACAGCGGCCGACCGACCGTCGCAGGATCAAAGGTACTGATCGTGCGTCCAGTGTCCTCCAAAGCCTTCCTGGTGCGTTCTGCGACCATCGGGAGGCTGGGAGTGACCTGCGTGGTGCCGGGAGGCGGCTTTGCCAGCCAGCCCTCCGAGATGGCCTTCCGGGTCATGGCCGTCGGGGCGGTGTCGAGCAGGTTCCCGGTGGTGCCGGCCAACTTGGCTGCGGCCTTTCCGGCTGGGGTCAGAGCCTTTGCCGGGCCGCTCAACAGGGCCAATGGATCGGTGATGAGTTCGGTCGCCAGCCCGCCCGCGAAGTTCAGCCAGTTGTCTTCCGGCCCGGCCAGCCCAGCCATGCGGTTGAGTTCTCGGCCGGTCACTCGCTCGCCAGTCCTGCCGGCCAGCAGCCCGCGAGCGTAGTCGCCTGGCATCGCCAGAGCGTCCCCGACGCGAGACAGGGTGCCACCCGTGACGGCACCGATCTCTGCCAGGACCGAGTTCCGCTCCTCCGGAGTGACAGCCTCCTCCGCTACTGGCTCGTCAGCCAGCAGGGCGTCGTCAAACAGCGGGATGTAGCCGGCGGGACGCCTGCGTTTCCGCTCGTCCTCAAACAGGCCGCCTTCAAAGATGTTCATCGGCTAGGTCGCGACATGCCGGCACCCATCTCTGCCCCGATCTTTGCCCCAATGGCTATCGGCGCTCCCGGAGCAAGCAGTCCAAGCGCGTTGCCAATCGCCTGGCCGAAGCCACGCCATCCGCCGCCTGCGGCCTGCGAGTGGAGTTGATTGGCCTGGTCGGCCGTCAGTCCCAGCGATTCTTCGGCAAACTTGACGAACGCCGGCTTGTTTGCCATCAGCGAACGTAGGTGTTCTTGCACGGCCGGGTGCGACGGGTTGGATCGAGCAAAGTGCGTCGCGATGATTTCCCTTGCGCGGGCATCGACATCCGCCGGTGCGAGGTTCTGGTTAGCGGGATTGCGAGCGATGATCGTCCGCACTGCTTCGCGCTGGAGCGATGGGTCGCTGATGGAGAGCGCTGAAGCAAACTCGGTACTCAACTGCTGCCCAAGCGGCTTTTGGTCGTCGCCCGGCTTATTCCGCGCCGCCATCTCGGACTGTGCCAGTTGTGCAGCACCGGCACGCTCGGCCATCGCCAAGTCCATCGCCCGCTGGGCACCCATCGGGTTGCCGGCGATGTCGTTCACCGTCGAGAGCATCACCGGGTCGCCGTTGCGGGCGGCGTCGATCAGCGACCGCAGGTAGAATCCCGGAGCGTAGCGGGGGTTGTTGAGGTCGGTGGTCATTCGGAAGTTGGCCTGCCGGTCACGCCACGCCTGAGCCCCCTTGTCGGCCAGTTCGATCCGCTTCATCTGGTTGAGTTCGCGGAGTTTCGTGAACCCATCTGGAGTCTTGACGTACTCCTGGATCGCGGCCCGGTCTTCTGGGGTCAGCAGGCGGCCGTACCGGGTCAGGAGCGTCTGGGCCAACTCCAGTCTCCGTTCGGGAGTCGCCTGCGCTTCACGCGCCGCCCGTGCCTCACTCATCTTCTGCGGGTTGGCGGCGTACCGAGTGGCACCCATCGGGGTAGGCTTGATGTCGTACTTGGTCGCCAGCCGGTCGTGCCGCTCCTTTTCCCGCATCACGTCGGCCCGCAGCATGTCGATGTCGTCGCCGTACTGCTGGGCGTCGATGCCGTAAGCCTGAGCCAGTGCGATGACGTGGCTGGGCGAGAACTCGCCTTGATCTTTGGCAATCGCCGCCGCTTCCTGCATGGACTGCGGGGCGGGTGCCCGCGACGACATCGCCCCGTCCTCGTTGAGGGTGAAAGTGCCACCGAACGGCGTCATCGGAACTTCCGGATTGTGGACGTTCCGCTGCATCGTGCGGCGCTGCTGCGGAGAATACTGGTGGGGCTCTCGGCCCTCCGGCAGCGGCTTTCCGGCGGCCAGTCGCGAGCGAGCCAGCGGGCTGTTCTCTCCCGGCTTGAGGCTTTCGTCTCTGCCGATTGAGAGGCGTGGCGTGCTGGTGGCAGAGCCCCGCATCATTTGCAGGCGAGCGTCTGGCGGGTCGTCGCCAAAGTTGTCGGCCAGCCAGTCCTCCCACTTCATCGTCTCGGCGTGCCCGCCCGTTTCGTACTTGCGTCGCAGGGCCGCTTGCTCGTCAGCGGTCAACTGACGGAACGTGTCCTGGCTCGTGACCTGCTCCTCGCCGGGCAGGATGCCAGACTCCAATCCCCGCTGGGTGTCGGCAAACGTCTGGGCGTTTTCTTGCGATGGACTGCGGCCCTCTGGTTGCGGCTGCATGCCGCGCAAGACGGTGGTGGCATGCGCCACCGTGCGAGGGGAAACAGTGCGATCCGGATCGCCAACAGTCATGGGGGGAGGCTGGCCGGCGTCAGGCTCGGCCGGCTCCGCCTCTTGTCGGGCTGCTCGCTCCGCCTGCAACTGACGGTGGGCCTCTTGCAGCCGCCGAATGTCATCTGCCGTCGCCATGAATCATCTCCCCTCTGTGTAGTTCTGCATGGTCTGGTACTGGACCGGGCCGCCACCGCGAGAGCCGCGAATCCTGTCGAGAGCCCGGAGGATCGCTGCCTCCTGAGCCGCCTGCTCGTCCATGAGGCCAGCCCCGTCGGTCCCGCCCGGCACCGGGTAGAAGTCTCCTCCCGGACCACGACCACCACCGCCGCCTCCAGGAGGGATTGGGATGTCGGTGATGTCGCGGGTGCCGCCCACACGGGACGCGATGCCCAGCCCGACAGCGCCAGCGCCAGCCGCTCCTGCAAGCATCCCCTTCCAAGGCCACCTACCTTTCTTGTCCGGTGCGGGCTGGGGTTGTGGCTGCGGCGTGTCTGGCGTTGGAGTGACTTCGGCTGCGTCATCAGCCCTTCGGACCATGCCATCCGGCCAGTTCTCCGGGCCTTCAAGCGGGTCGCGGGTGCTTGGACGCATGCCTTCGGGCCAGTTGGCTGGCGAAGTCGGCAGTTCCGCATCACCACCCAAAGCCTCGCTGACTCCGGACTCAGGGTTAGTGGCCGGTGCCGATTCGGCTGCGTCCGCCGCCTGAGCGGCGTCTTTCTTGCCCCTTCTCCCGCCTCCCCTTCGGCCCTTCGGCTTCTCGGCGGCTTGGGGTGCGGCACCGTCCAGAAGCGGGGCTCCGCCAGTGGGCTTGATGCGGGCGGCAGTCTGCGTGGCGACGTGCTTGTTCCTGGAGGAACGTGCCTCTGCGGCGGCTTCGGAGGCGTCCATGCCACTGTCGATGTTGGCCCGGTACTCCTCGTCGTAGATTTGCTGTGCCTCCTGCTCGATCTCCGCCCGGATGTCGTCGTCGCTGCGGGCAGCACCGCCGGCAAGATCGCCGCCTTCCGGGTCGATGATGGTGGTGTCGGAGGCGTCCAACTTCTCGTCTTCGGCGGAGGCGGCCTTCTTGCGGCGGGTGCGGCGGGTGGTGCCAGGAACCGGGTCGGCATCCGCGTCCGGGAACTTGGCGGCCTCCAGTTCGGCATCGCTTGGCAACGCTGCCGGCCTGCTCGGGAACTGAGTCAGGTCGGGGCCGTCCTCCTCCGGTGCTGCCGGAACCGGAGATTCGCCACGCACGTTGGTGCGTGGGTTCGGCCCCTCTGCGGCACGCTGTTTCATCCTCCCGGACGGCCACGCTCCCTGCTCGCTCGGCACTTGAGCCGGATCTTGCGACGTGCCATCTCGCAGGTCGCGGGCTGGGGTGCCGGTCGTTCCGCCCGCCGGAGTCCGCTTGATCTCGGCCAGTTCCTTCGCACGCGACTCCTGCCCGATGGTCGTCGCCGGAGGCGGCGTCTCACTCATGCGGCCGCCGGGCGTGTAGGTATCCACGATGGCGTTGGTGATCTTTTCCTTCGCGTAGTCCCACGAAGGCGTGCCGGGCTTGAAGATGGTCTGCCGACGGAGCAGGTCGTCAGCCGCCTGCTCGGCATTTTCAAACACGTTGTAGGTGAACCCGCCGTCCTCAAACTGTAGATCCAGCGGGTTGTTGTCTTCGTACAGCCCGCGAAGCGCAGCCTGGACTCGGCTGTCCTGCTGCGTGCTGCCCATTCGGCCCCTGCGGCCATCCTGGCCCAGCCCCACAACCTCGTCGTCTGGCGACTCCGGCAGAAGGTCAAGGGTGTCAACGCCGCGCTCGCCCAACTTCTGCGTGGCATCGTTGTTCAGCACGGCCCGCTCGGCAGGCGTCAGGTCTTGGCTGATGCGGTCGAGTGTTGGCTGGGCCTTTGGACGCCCGCCGACAATCGTGACAATAAAGTTGTCGATGGTTTCCTGCTGGCCGGCGGCGTTCAGTTTGCCATCTCCGGCCGGGCGATAGCCACGCTCCAGCACATAGCCCTTCGGCACGTTGTCCGAAGTCATTCCCGCCCGTGCAGGCTCGACGCGCCCCGACGCCTCATGCACTAGGCGAGGCTCGAACAGGTCGTCCTGCATGTCCAGCAACCGGCGGTGAACGACCCGAGCCCCCTCCAGACGCGACACGGCCTCTTGCAAATCCTCCGGAGACACGCTCTGGCCGCTGAGTGGAGCCCGGCGTGCCAGTGCCACTTGCAGTCGTGCCAGTTGCAGTTCGACACCAGACTCCTGGATGGCGGCCTGGAGTTCCTCTGCCTGCTTGATGGCGTCTCGGTCGGTCGTTCCTGGTCCCCGCGATCCACGAGGCCGCGACTCATGCGGATTGAGCGTGTCGTCGCCCTTGAAGGCGAGTGGCAACTTGTTTGGTTTGCGGCCCTTGAATTGCAAGATGCTGCGGCGCTGGGCCTGCGTCAGGCCGCCCTGCGGTGCCTGCTTGTCCAGACGCACGTCGCGTTCGGCCGCTTCCGCAAAGGCGTCGTCCGCAGCAGAAGGAAGGTCGGCCCGCCCGAGTTCCTCCGTCGGCACGATGGGCGTCCTGGCTCCCGGAGCAATCGCCGGTCGAGGAGCCGGCTGCACGGCCTCACGGATCATGCGGGACTGTTCGTCCACATACAGCGGATCGGTGCCGATGATGGCGTTGCGCAACTCGGACTCGGCCTGTTTCCGAAGCAGAAAAGACTGCTTGGCAGACTCCATGATTGCCTGCCGCTCGTCGTCGGGCATTGGGCGGGTCTGGAAGTCCAGCACCGCATCGCGTGCCGCCGCGACTGCTTCCTCGTCGCCAGACCGCATCGCTGCGTCAAGGCGAATGAGGGCGTCTTCCAGTTCGTTCGCCCCGCGCGCCAACTCGGCACGGGAGTTTGGGGAAAACGATAGTTCGCCAGTGCTGCGGTCCAGTTTGGACTCGATGAAAGGACGGGCAGCGGTCATGTCTCGCACGCCCTCACGCACGCCCATCGGGTGTGGCGTGGAGACTGCGGCACCCTCCAGCGACAACGCCTCGTCCTCTCCCTTGATGCGGCGCTGCTTGAACACGGCCGGATCGACGCCAGCCCGGCCGCCGACCAGCGGCTCAAGCGAGCGGCCAGAAGACAGGCGTGCCAGCACCGCTTCCTTGCGTTCTGGGTCGAGGTTGTTGAACACCTCTGTCAGCGCGTTCCAGTCCCCCTCCGGCAGGTTCGCCTCCAGCCGGCTGCGAGCAGCACGCACGTCAGCCGGCGCGGCGGAGGCGGGGGCCGGTCGTGGGGCGGCGGCGACAGCACGGGCATCGGCGGCAGACTCCAGCCGATCAAAGGCACGCTCCCGGTTTCCAATGCCAGCCATTTCGGCCAGCCTGTCGAGCCGGGACTGGGCGGCGTCCATCGCTGCCTGACGGGCAGCGGGGTCGGTCTTGGACTTGATGTTCTCGATGCCAGCAGCCAGAGAAGGATGCGCCAGGAGTTCCGCTCTGGCGTCCGGGTCTTGCATGGCACGATCCACGCCGCGTTGCAGCCGGCGCAGCGTCGTGGCGGACACGGGCTCCGGGTCGGCGGTGACGGCGGCAATCTGCTGGGCCAGACTGTCGATGTCGCCCACCCGCACGCGATTGGGCGTGATGTTGTTGCGCGGGTCGGTCGCGTCTGTCTCAATGGGCGTGGACGATGCGTCGAGGTCGTCGTCCACGTTGCTGCGGTGCAAGCCTGCCAGTTCCTCTGGCGTCAGCGCGCCCTCGTTGGCGACCTTTCGCAGAATCGCCTGCACCTGCGCGGGCGGAAGCGGCCCGGCCATGAGCCGGTCTGGGTCGGCTCCGGCCCGAATCAGCAGCAGGAGTTCTTCCTCACGCAACGATTGCGGGCCTTCGTTGCCGAGTCGCTTGAGCAGGCGGTAGATTTCTGGCGCGTCTTCGGGCGCAATCTCATTGACCCGCAGCAGGGTTTCCTCTGGAGCCTGCGGAGGAATGTCGCTGGTCCCAACGCCTTCCGGCCCACGCGGCACCTCGCCGGGCGTCGGGTCCATGTGCATCGGAGCGTCATCGACAGGGATGCCGCGAGGCTTGGGCAGGCTCCGCTGCCGGTCCGCAACCAGCGCAGCCTCCTCTACAGCCGCCCGGACGGCCGCCTCTTTCGCTGCTGCCGCCTGCCGGAGTTGCCGTATCCGCTGCGTGTAAGGAGTCGGCATTACTTGCCCTTCTTCTTCGGGGGCTTGGCGTCGGCCTTCTCGTCCGCCACGCTGTCGTCGCCGGCCTCGTCCTCGTCGTCCTGCGCGAGTTCCGGAGGCAGGTCTTCCTCCGTCACCGGGATCGGAGCCGGCTTGCCGTTGGTTTCCTCGTGCAGGTCGGTGAGGGCTTCCCGCTCCTCGTCCGCCTTGTCGGCGTCCTTGCTCTCCGGCTTCTTGCCAGCCTTCGCCAGCATGCTCTTGATGAGTTTGCGAAGCGCCTTCGGCGGCAGGTCTTCCAGGTCGAGTTCGGCGGCGTCCATGCCTTTCTCCTTCATTCAAAAAGTCCCCGCAGTAGCGGCGTGTAGTCGAGTTGCTGCTGGTCTAAGCCGAACTGCCCCCTGCGGATAGCCTCGTACAAGTCCTGCTGCCATCCGCTGCGAGCCGTGCGTTCCATCGCTTGCGTGTTTCGCAAGCCCTCAAGCAGGTTGGCGTTCGCAGCACGCTCGCCCTGCATCGTCATGTCGTATGCCTGACGAGCCGCAGCGTTGGAGGCAGCGGCACCCATCTCCGTCTGGACGGCACCGGCAGCAGCCTTCGCGTCAGCGGCCTCCTGAGCCATGCGGGCGGCGTACTGCTGCCCCTTGCCACGCGAAACGCCGCTGCGGTTGCTGTCGGCCAGCGTCATCTCGCGAGCGCCGTAGCCGGCGGCCAACTGGTTGTTGACGGCACCCTGCACGGCAGAGTCGGAAATCGCTGGCGGCCGACGGCTGTAGCCAGGAATCGACGGCGGCTGCATCGGCCCCTGCGGAGGAGGCGTCAGCACGGCCTTGCCGAACTGCGGCAACGCTTTGTCCATGCCAACGGCCATCAGAAGTCCTTTGCCAGCCCGCTGAGGAGCGTTTGCTGGAGGTTCATCCACTGCCGCTTCTGCAAGCCGGCGTAGTCAAAGCCCATGCCCGTCTCAAACGCGGCACCGCGATTGGCGAGATTGCCCCGCGCCACCCGCTCCTGCGATGCGTTGGATGCCTGCATGGCGCTGTTGCGGGACTCCTGCTGCCGCTGCTGGCTCTCGTCCTGCATCTGCTTGGTGGCGAACTCCTGGTTCTTCTGCTCGCGGTCCATGCCCAGAGACGCAGCCGCCTGCATGGCCTGCCCCTTGCCATACGGGCTGGCTTTCTTGGACAGGCCAGACAGGAGCGATCCCGGATTGAATCCGACGGCTTGCTGGTACACGGGCTAGAACCTCGCCACCTTGCCGTCGTTGCCGACGCTGTAGCCGAAGCCACCACCGAATCCGCCGTAGCCCCCCATGCCGCCACCGCTCATGCCGCCGCTCTTGCCGAGCAAACCGGACAGCACGCCGTACTTCCGGTCCTGCCCCTGACGGGCCGTCTCGGAGTCGAACTGGCGGCGGGACTGCTCCTGCTGCTGGAGGCCGCGCTCAAACATCTCCCGTTCGTAGTCCGGGCTCTGCTTGTAGGCGAGGTTCGCGTAATAGCGATTCACGTTCTGGTTGACATAACTCATGGCCGGTTCCACTCACGCGTAGTTGCGATTGCCGATGTCGCCAAGCACTCGCGGCGATTCCTTCATGCGGCGCTCGCGATCCGCCTTGCCGTCTGGGCTGTCCGGATCGACAAGCCGCATCTGGCTCACGCCGCCCTGCCGGATGAAGTCCGCCAGACCGGCGTTGCTGACGTTGGGCATGTCCGGACGCGGATCGGGGCCGGGATCTTTCGCTCCCGGAACGGCCGGAGGCTTGGGTGGCAACTGCGGCCCATACGACGGATTGGGCATGGGGGCCACAGCCTGCGGCTTGAAGGGCGTCGGCTGAGGAAAGGCGTGCTGTGACTCCCAGCCGCCGCTGCCACCGTCGAAGGAGTCGCTTTCGCTGATCGAGTCCGCACGAACGAGAGGGCCGCGAACCCGGTTCGGGGAACGCTCGTTCGCTCCAGGGTCGATGGACCGAATGGATTGCAGCAGGTCGCGAATCTGGTTGCCCGCCGTCACGCTGCCGGCCACGTCACCGCCGTAGTTGGCGGAGAACTTGGCGTCACGCAGGCCACCGACCGCATCCTGCTTGCGGATGAGGTCGTCCAGGCCGCGATAGTCCAGCGACACGCTCCGGCTCGCCTTTGCGGACGGGTCGGAGGAACGGGCGGATAAGGACACAAACGGCTGCGGCATGAATAGCCCCTCTACGGATTTATGTCCGCAGGCGGGCTACTGAGCGGCGGCGTTTCTGGCCCTCCGGATCGCCAGCAGAACCACCTGCCGGGCGATAAGTTCCACGAAAGGCAGGCTGCGGCGGGCGGCCTCGTCCCGCAGCCAGCCCACGATCTCGTCCAGCCTCCGCTCGCACTCGTCCGCCCCCCAGCGGTCCATCTGTGCGGCGTGGGCGTTGCACGGGCAGTTCGGCTTGGCCGTGATGCCGATGCGGCGGAGCAGAGCCTTGAGGTGCGTGCCCGGCCCTCCAGGCGGCTGCGGGAGGGCGACGACCCGATTCACGGCGGGGTAGGCGGGGTGAGACGGATCGACCGTGACCATATCGCCGTCCTCAGCGACGATGCAGCCCTTCACCTCATCGAGCGTGTACCCACGCTCCGCACACCTCGCCTCAAAGAGTTTGCGTGGACCGGAAATCATGGGAATGGATTGGCCTCGTCAAGGCAGCGGGAAGTCTCCTCTGGCTTGCAGGTGTTGGGGTAGCCGGTCAGGCTCCCGCTCCATGTGAAGCAAGTGCCGCCCCTTCGCCCTTCCTCGCACCCGGCGCTGTACTCCGGGTGCGAGCAGTCGCCACTGAGGTCCGTGAGGCTTGCCCCGCAATCGCTGCAATCATCCACGACTCGCCATCGCCAGTAAGACGCAACTCGCAGCGTCGGCTGACGCAGGCACTCCTCAAGGTCGGCCTGGCACTGCGCCAAGCACTCCTCCTCGTTGGCGGCACCGTCGCAATTCGCAACGCACTCGTCCAACGCATCGCCGCATGGGGACTGGTACACCCCGTCGCGGCAGCACGGCCCCTCCGTCAGGGCGAGATACTCGCTGAACTCCGGATCATCGACGCAGACCTGTTGTTCCGGAGGCGGGCTACCGCCGTTTGGCGGGCAGTCGAGCCACTGGTTCGTGAGATAGTTCTTCCGCCGACGCCCGTTGACAGCGATCACGCCAGCAGGCTGGGCGGGGATCGGTGGATAGCGGCACTCGTCGTCCACCTCTGCCGGCGTGCCAGCCCCGCCGGCCGTGTAGGTGAACACCACTTCCTCAAAGCAAATCTTCTTGAAGGTGCAGCACTCGACTGGCACGAAGCAGATGGTCAGTTCGTACCCGGCCTCCTGGCCGAAATGGTCGATGGCCGCGATCTCAAAGGAGTCCACGTCGGTCGGCAGGCACACGCTCGTGTCCACCGAGATAGGGCCATTGACGCATGGAGAGCCGACGGGCTCGCCGTTGATCGCCAACTGGTCGTCCACCCAGCCCGTGATATATGCCCGCAGCGCACCAGTAAGCCCAGCAGGCCGCGTGACGGTCTGCTGGCACACCACCAGATTGTCGCCGTAGCACTCCTCCGAGAGCGGGCGCTCCTCGCCAAAATACTCCATGCACGAATAGGTGAAGCAGTAATCCGTATGGCCGCAGCAGCAGGCTTCTGACGCGGCCAGCACGCCACCGTTGATGAGCAGAGCGCCGTCTTTGCGGATCAGTGTCATGCGAACGCCGGCACCTTCTACGCCGGCTCTGTCGGGCAGTCGGTGATGGGGATGAGGCTCGGGTCCGCCGCTTCCGCAGCCAGCACATAGACGTTCGCCTTGCTGACCTCCAGTCCGAACTCGGTCAGCGCCACGTCAGTCACGACCGTCAGCAGTTGGGATCGCCACACAAGGCAGTTATCCTCACCCTCGCTGTCGGTGATGTACGACAGCGCAGACGGCACGGTCGAATTGAATCCCGTCAGGGCCGACACCAACTTGCCGTTGAGCGACGAGAAGGCCGTACACTCGGAGGCAGGCTGAATCTCGATGGCGTAGTACTCCGCCACCGGGTCGCCGGCCACCTCCACGATGCTGCCAGAGACGGAGAACTGCGGAGCGTTCGTCTGCGTGGTGATCGGATCGTCGTTGGCCGTGTCGGCAGTGGGCACTGCGTCCCGCGTGCGGATGGCGTACAGGACATACTTCTCGGACGGCGTGTCCGCCACGTCCTGTGTCAGGTTGATGACGGATGCAGTGGATGGCGATGTGGGCCAGACCTGCGTGATGGTCTTGGTGGCACCTGCCGCCCAGCCGCCAGTGAACTTCCCGACACGGTACACATTGAAAAACGTGTTGGCCTGCCCGGCAGACGCCAGCACAGTGACAGTCCTGCGTCGCCCCCGCAGCCCATGCTTGTCATCCACGATCTCGCTGACGACCGGCTGATCGACGGTCGGGATCGTCTCCACCCGCTCGTTGTTCTGGTTCCACGCCTTGATCCGGTCGTATGTGATCTCCAGACCCTTGCCGGGAATGAACTCGATCTTGGTCACAACGTCGTAGTCGGCCCGGTTGAGCATCTGGAGGTTCCAGAGCATCTCCTGCCCAGTCTCCTGGATGTCCAGGCGGGCCGTGCCGTCGTTGGCCGCCACCTGCGCTCTGGGTGCCTTGCCGACGAACTGGTTGGCCTGGCTGTCCAGCATGGCGAGCGGCAGGCCACCGGGCGGGCGGGCGGCCACGACGTTGCGGACGTTGACCGCAGCCGACTGGCCGTCGCCCGTCACCTCAGTCAGCACGCCGTTGGCGACTCGGAAATTGGCGTCGTACTGCTGCGGGGCATAGACCTGCACGACGTTCGGCTCTGGCTCCTTTTCCTTCTTGTTCTCGGAGGCGGCTGTGCGTTTAGGGCGGTGGTCCGGGTCGCCCTCACGAAAGTCAAGGTGTGGGAACCGCAACTTCCGCTGCTGCGGCCCAACCATCCGCAGGTCGGCCGGCGTGTTGTCGAACTGCACTTCGCCAGTGTGGCGTATAGTCTGTGCGCTATTGCCAAGAATGTTGGCGATCCGCGTGGCGGCATCGGGAGGCAGGCCAGCCGCCGCGAGCGCTTGCCGCAACTGCTCACGCTGCTCGGAGAACATGCCTCACCCCTGCTGGTTGGCAGTCCCGTACACATCGAGCCCGTAGACGATCACCGGCTCGGAAGTCCTGCGGGCTCCCAGCAGTTCGACGGCCACATGCCTGTCGGCCGACCGCATCTCGTCAATGCTGCGGTTTGCGAACGCCGCCTTTGCCACGCCGGAATCCGCCCCCGTCTTGGCCGTCAGGGCGGCCATGTTGATCCGTGACGCACCATCCACCGTGCGTGTTGCGAACCCGGCACCCCTATCCCGGTTGGCGGCGTTGGGCCGGGCGTGGGACGAGTTGTTGTAGTACAGCCGCATCGCCAAGTCGCACGCACTCGGCTGCGGCTTGTAGGTGACGCTGATGTCACGGGACTGACCAGAGCCGCCGGGCTTGGTATTCGCGTCGGTCGGGAAGGCGTAGTTGCCGCTGCGGTAGCGGTACGACGGAGAGATGGCCGTGTCGGATGCGGTCGTCGTGGCGAGGAAGGTGGCCGTCGCCTGCACTGGGGCCGCACAGTCGGGATCGTCTGGGGCCGAAAGGGTGAGCGTCCCTGACGAGTACCCGTATCCTGGATTGACGACCCAGATGCCGCTGACGCGACCGTCGGAGTCCAGGACGGCCTGCAACTCCGCCCCCGACCCGCCCGTGACCGTGACCTTTGGCGGCGTCCTGTAGCCCGCCCCCTTGTTCGTCACCGTCACGGTATGGATGGAGCCACGAGCCGCATCGCAGTGGCCCTCATCGAGCAGGTACACGCCTCCCTGACCGGAGAACATGCACTTGAGTTCGCCGCTGGCAAGCGGGGCCGTGACGCCGCCGGAGATGCGGTGCGGGTAGCGCTCCATCCACCATGCGTTCGTGTCGATGGAGTAGCACAAGGCCCGCGTCGGATACCCGCCAGAGGCGTCCTCCTTGAAGGCGACGAAGGCCCGCACCACACGCTTGGCCGCATCCGCCAGCACGAAGTTCCAGGTGACGTTTGAGAAGTCCACCCGGTCGCGGATGATGTCGGCAATCGGAGCCGACAAGTCCTTGAGGTCGCCCTGCGGCGAGATGCCGTACAGGCCGTACTGATCGAGGACGTAGCACACGCCAGAGTGGATGTCCCAGCAACGCTGGCCGATGCACCCCCGATTGGCGATGGGGTTCACGTTGGCGTCGAGGAGCGGCTGCTTGGCAAACGACAGCGAATAGGCGTGCCGGGACTGCATGACGAGCATGGACGTGCCAAACGGGACGAGAGCCGTCACATAGTCGCCGTCTCGGGCGTTCTGTTGCAGCACGAACTCGTTGATGTCGGGCACGCTCTCCGGTTCGTCCACCTCCGAGAAGTACAGGGAGTTAGGCTCCGTGCCGCTGGTGTCCACGCCGTACCAGAAGCGGTCCTGGTAGCGGACGACCACAGACTTGTTGTTGGGCGGCGGAGAGAACCGCATGGCGTTGAGGTCGCCGTTGGGTAGGACGATGGGCATGGCGGCGTACCCGGCCCTGTCCGGATCGCGAACCTCCTCGTCCGTCAGGTCGTCCACGAACGACGTGCCCGTCCCCACCCGGTAGAGCATCAGCGCTTGGTTGCTCGTCGTTCGCCACAACTCGACGGTCAGCGACCGGCCGTCGGTGTTGCTCGGGCCGGTTGCGGTCCAGGTCATCGACTGTGCCCCCTCTCCGGCGTCCACCTCGCGGACTGGAGAGAGGTTGCTGGGGATCGGCCCGCCGTTGGCCGCAGACGTGTTGTCAACGTAGCGGTAGTGGCACTGGTACTTGCCACGCAGGTGCGGCCGGGCGACGGCAAACACCTCCGCACCGCCAGAGACGGCAGTGACGGTCGGCAGCGTCTTGTATCCACCGCCGCCGGATTCGACCGTGACGGAGGTGATGACGCCATTGGTCACGGCACAGGTGGCGTAGGCACCGAAACCGGAACTGGAGGCGATCTTGATTTCGGGGGCGACCGTGTAGCCCGTGCCGCCGTTCGTGATCGTGATGGACTTGAGCGAGAATCGCGGAGTCGAGGTGTTCTTGCCGTGTCCCGGCGGGTAGCCCTCGATGACGAGGTTCTTCGTGGACGGCACCGTCGTGGTCAGCGTGCCGGTCGTCGTGTCGAGCGTCACGCCAGCCGGGATCGTGATCGTCACGGGGTTGGTGGTGGAGTAGCCCGTGCCCGCAGCCTTCGCCGTGACAGACCGGACGAAGCAGGACTCGGCGTACAGGATGATCGGAGTCGTGCCGCTGCACTTCGTCTCCACGACTTGCTGGCCGTAGAAGTTGACGCGGGCAATCGCCCCTGACGCCCCAGCCGCCACCCCGCTCACCGTGTACGGGAGCGAGAGCGAGACTTGGTAATAACTGCCCAAGTTGCCCGGCCCCAGACCGCAGGCGTTGTGGTAAATCCACACGGTCCTGTTCACCGTCCCGGAGCCGTTGGCGACGGGAATCTCCACAGAGCCCCACGCAGCCCAGCGGGTGCGGAAGTACGCCGGAGAGTCCGCCTCGTCATCGAACGGCGGTCCCTGGATGATTTCGTAGTGCGTGATCGAGTTGGGGGCGGGCAGAGTGCCGTCCATCACGGGCGTCAGCACGGCACCCGCCCCGTGCGTGGCACTGAGCGTCACCGATGGAGGGTCTGGGTAGTGCTTGCCGCCGTCCGTGACCAGCACTTCGCTCACGACGGACTGGTTGAGGTAGGAGGACGCTTTGGCCGCCCGATACCCGGTGGGGGCGGGGGCCGTCGGCGCGGAGAACGTCACTGCCGGCGAGGCGTTGTACACGGCACCCGGCTTGTGAACGTCGGCGCGGGCGACGTAGTACCTGGCCGTCGTGTTGAGTGCAATCGTCGGGGCGGATGCTGGGGCTACGATGCCGGCGTTCGTGGACGAGCCGGAGCCGGTCCAGCGCTTCGGCTGCACGCCACCGCCCTG